GCCTACAGACACTCCCACGTCACCATTTTGGGGAGCACCTGTAACAACATCAAAATAACTTAACACACCATTGCTTGCTCTGTTAAACCACCAATCACGAGCGTGTCCACGAGGAATACATGGCTTTCCTCCCCATGCCATTAATCCTTGAATCAATGAAACGCATTGGCCACCATATGGTTCTTCACTTTGAACATAATTAATGTTCATTATTTGCCCTCTGTTGTTAAAAACCTTATTGAGAGCATAGTTATAAAACTCTTGTGGAGTTCCCATTCTTTAACCTCCTTAGTTTTTATCTAGAAGAAAGTTTTGAATCTCATCTCTAGCTTCTTGGAGTTTATCTTTGTCGTTTTCAGAAAGCATATTGTTGATAATTGCGATATTTGCTTTTAATGTCAAATTACCACGTTGCTTATCTTCTTCTAATCTTTCTTCATGTTCTCCTAGCCTTCGAGAGTGTTCATTCAATTCTTTCTTAATCCCTTCTTGTGTGATAACTAAACTTTCAATTGATTTTATTCTATCATTATCTCTTACTAACCATTCTTCATGTTTTCTAACAGTTTCTTTTAAATCGTCATTAGGTTTCTTTACTTCTTTAATGATTTTAACTACTCCCCAAGCGGAAGCAATGAACCCAAAAAGCCATAAAACATTTTCTAGATTAATAGTGATAATTTTTCCCATTAGTCACCTTTTACGTTGATTTTATCAATTCCATTATCTAATTGAATCTTAACGTATTCTTCAATTTCATCAAAAGTACTTTGAACAATTTCACTAATCATTTCTTTTGTTATAATTCCATGCAATGCATCAGGTACTAGATCATAAAGCTTACCGACAACTTCTTCAAATTTCTTACCACCTGCATTAGTTGTATCTTTGTAGTTGTCCTCTGCTTCTTTAATGTAGACCACTGCTTGGGCAGTAATTTTAGCAATCACTTCTTGAACTTCTTTTGCTTTAGTTTTAGCTTTCGTACTGAATTTAAAATATAAAGCTAACCCACCACAAACTAAAGTAGCAGCGGTCTGTAATAAAGATAAAAAATCTTGTACATTCATAAATTCACACCTCCAAAAATATTTCATCTCTCTCATATTTTCTGAGGTACTGTTTTATGGCATATCAATTATATAATGAAAAGAAAAGGACGTACATTATCGCCCTTTCTATTTGTCCAAAACATCAATTCCATTCATATATAGAATCTCATTCTGTTCTTTGATTATTTTATTTTGCTTATCAATAATATCTAATAAATATTGAATATACTCGAAATTACTCAAAATCAATCAACTCTTGATATTCTTCTTTAGTGATTTTATTTTTCTTATAAGCTTGTTCTACTAAGAAAATATAATTATCTTTGCTATACTTTCCGTCAATCACTCTGCTTTTCTGATTATTCAAAATCCTGTACATGATTCATTCCCTCCGTTTCTTCTTCGTCAACAGGTAATTCGATACCTGCCATACAAGCAACGTATTCTGTTAGAAACTTTTGATTTGCCAATTCATCTTTTGTAGATTGAATTTGTGAAGCTTGATATTCTTCTTGAGCTTGTTTTTCGATAGAAATATCTAATTGTTTGATAATCATACTTTTATCTCCTTTCTTTTTTTATGCGATACAAACAAGCGTGGCGAACGTAAGCTCATAAGAAGCGTAGTTTTCGTAGACACCGCCATTAGTATACACAATCAACGTATCACAAGCATCTCCTCGGTTGGATGAACGCACACGGACGGACTGAGGTAATGTTTTGTCAGCAATTGAATACTCAACCATATTTGGATAATTTGTATGCCATTCACATGGTGTTGTACGTCCGCTTCTTCTTTTCCAATATGTGTGAACATCACCTTCTCCACTAGTTTGTGGCTTAATAAACATCTGAGAAAGCGAAGGTATTGTTACATAGTCATACGTAATATCCTCTGCTCCTTCATCATTTACAGTGTTAGCATAAGTAACTACCTTTACTTTTTTTTAAACAATTTAGCATTTCCTCAGGCATACCACATAGGAATCCGTCTTTAGAAGCTAATTGGTCAGGACAAATATCCCATTGGTCTTGTGGAGTCCACCATTGTCCTTTTGGTTTATTCGAATTTAAGTACTGCCTTAAAGCAGATGTTTTCCATCTGTTCCATCCAAATGCCATTTCTTGTGCAGAGTTTAAATTTCCACTTCTACTGTCATGTTGGATTGTTCCTAGATTAGTTCCACCGCTACCAACAGTAACATTTACTGTTTCATTTAATGTAATTCCATCTTTCCCGTATGAATAAACTTTCCAATTAGATGGTGCTTGGTCAGGTGCTCCATAGCATCCAGATAATCTACCACCTCTTTCTACAGGCTTTGTCAAAGTGAATTGGTAATTGATTCCTGGATTAACGTTAGTCCCCCATGCTTTCGCAAAATCGAAATTGTAAGTACCAGCACTTAATCCATCAGGACACGCTAGAAACGCTCTCTGATGCGAAAATTGAATACCAAAAGGCAAAGTATAGTGTGATTGTAACCACATTCCAGGGACTACTTCTCCATCCTCTAACGTAACATCTTCAAAATGGTTTACTTGCCAAGGAATATCGTACTCTTTTGAATCAGCGGTATCTGTCCATTTTCAATTAACTGCGTACCAATAGCAAACGCACTTTCACCGACTCCGTTTGCAATCAATGTTCTTACCTTTTGCCAATCCATTGATTGATGTGAAATTCCGTTTTGAGCAATGATATTTAATGCTTTTACAATTTTTTCTCCTGTTTCATCTGTTAAAATTTTGTGTTTTGCCATTATTCTTGTACCTCCTGAACAATATATCCTTCTTCGTCTACAGATAATCCTAACGCTTTAAATTCTTCTCTAAGCCTACTTACACCTAAAAAATCGTCTAATTGTTGGATTGTACCTTGTTTGGTAGCTTCATTATCTTGTATGATGATTAAATCTGTTTTTGAAATGCCTTTGCTTGAAGGCAATTCTGCAATTCTAACACCCATTTATATACCTCCTAACTGCCATAGTTTGTATGACGTAGAATCTTACCTTTTTTGTTGTAGTAAGCTGCTTTTATTTTCTTTATAACTCCATTGTCGTTGTAGAAAACTCTAGCAGTTCTAAGTCTTTCTCTACCAAGAACATCAACAATCAAGTTATATCCATTCTTAGCCAATATGTCTACTCCGTCTTTTGTAAGAATGTTTTCTTCATACGTATTTGAGTTGTAGGCAATCTTCAATTGGTCAACTAATGTTTTAAAACTGAATGTAGCACTATCTGATTTAGAGCCGAAGTTATCAACAATACGAACGTATAACGTATATCTTGTTTCAGGTCTTAAATTGTCTAAATTAATTTGCGTATCAGTTCCCACATTAATCCAATTTGAATTGTCTATCGAATATTCGTAGTGATCTATTGTAGCTCCTTCATTTACAGAGAATCCATGCCAAGAAAACATACCACCGTTAGGTGTTAACCGTGTACATTCAATACCGCCTACATTTGGTTTTTCAGGGTTCAATGTTGTAAATGATATACTAGCTGCTAACGAAGGTTGACCATAGTTATCGACCATTCTTACATAGAATGTATAGTTTGTATTAGCTTTCAAATAACTAAGAGTTAAGCTCGTTGCTTTACCTTGATCTGTCCATTTTTTTTCATCATTAGATGTTTGATAAGAATAATCAGTTGCCATGTCTCCTAATGAGAATCCGCTCCAACTAACTTTTGCAGAATTGGACGTTACCGAGCTTAAAGAAACACTTCCTTTTGAAGGTGCATTAGGATATTTAGTGGTCGCAGTAAAACTAACAGCTTCACTCCAAACTCCATTATATTTTCTTTTAAAGCGATAATATCCTGTGTATTTTGTGTTCGGCTTTAATCCTGTCCATGTATCTAAAAAAGGCGTATCTGCTTCTATTACTTTATTCCAATCCGTCCATGTTTTCCCGTCACGACTCCATTGGTTTTCCTCAGAATCAAACGGAACAGAAATTGTACAGTACATTGTTTTGTATGTACTTCCAACATTGCTTATCGTTGCCTTATCTGCGGTTCTATCAATTTTAGGAAGTGAGATGTCTACTACATTTGTGTTTATAGGGCTTCCTACAGCTCCTGTATATGTTCCATTAAACCAATAATATATTATGCTTGATGCATTACCATTAGAATCATGATTTACAGTGAATGAACCATCTTGTAGAATATATTCCTTGCTTGTACCAGCTCCACCATCTGAAAATGTTGCATAAGCACTATAATCTGGTGCTCCTGTAACTCCAGCAGACCAATCTTGTTCAACATAATAACCTGTATAATTAGGGTTTTTATTTTCAACTAAAATCCTAGTTCTTGTATGGACTGTAGACCTATTATTTATAGCATCTTGTTCACTCCATGCGTATACTTGGAAATACATACTACATCTGCCACTGTATGACCAAATTTCATGATTTCCAAGTAATGCCAATTCTCCACCTACATAAGCCATGGATTAGTCTCCTATCTGAAAGTAGAAATATCCGTTAGGGCAATTTGTTGTGTTTGGGTCAGCAGTTCCAACTTTATAACGAAATGATTCAATATTAACTGCATGGTTCTCGTCAGGCTGTATCGTTACGTTGTTGACCTTGATTGTTTTGATAGGAACTAATTGATCTACAACTTCTTGTTTAATATATCCAGCATCATTTTCAAGCTCAGATACATTTTTAGGGATTTCATTTTTCTTTGCATAAACACTAGCTAAATCTAAATTGACAATATAATCAACAGGACTAATTGTATTTCCATCTAATTTAATAGTTGTGATAGGCACTTGAATAGCAATGTTTTTGTCGTTGTCTTTGGCAATGTTTTTTCCGTTTACAGAAATTGTCTTTACGAATTGATTTAGAATCGCCATTAAATCCAATTGATTAGAAATATCGCCAATCATATTTCCCCATTTGATTTTTAAATTCGCATGGTCATTGATTACTTGAATTTCTTTTCCGTTGTAGATATAGAACAATCCTTTTGAATCCACATATGCATGGTCTCTACTTGGATTTGTAATATCACCTACAGAATCAACGATTTCTAGCCAAAATTCGCAATCACCGTCTTTTAAAGGAAATACTACCGCCATATCTTTATTACATACTACAGGTTGCATATTATTTTCCTCCAGCTTTCATAATGTCTGCAAAACAAGATGCACAAGAAGTAATTTCTACACCTAAGAATTTTGTACAAGCTTCAATAAACTTCTTGTTAATCTCCAAAGCAATATTCAATAATTCGGGGTCTCTATCCGAAGCTTGATATGCTTCAAATGCAGTGTACATAGCCATACTTAAATGTTTAACTAAACACCACTGTTCTCTATCCCCTTTACTACCAAAAGAATTGTATAGATAAAGCATTTGAGACCGTCTGATATTGGCATAATCATCAATTTCATCCTTTAGTGCTTCAATCTTTTCTAAATTATCAGGAATTTCTTCTTCACTAATTAATCCATTCTCAACCTCAGAAATACGTTTTTCTAATAAGGTTTTAGCGTGTAGTTCTGCACTTGCAATTTGTGTAAAACTACGGATAATATCTTCTCCAATTCCCGAAGTGCTATATTTGTTTTCCATCTACACAACCTCCTTTTTGTATGCTTTGATAGATAATCTAGCAGACTGTTGTTTTTGTTTTCTTTTAAAGTCAATTTGTTGACTGTTCAATTTCAATAGCGATATGGCAGACTGCCAATCTCTAGGGTTTTGTTTTACATGATTTGATAGGTTTTCAATCCTTTGTTCATATCTGTTCATAGATTCCTCTTATCTGTTGACATGACTATATTTAAGATAATTTACTAACGTACAATCGAAATTACCGTTTCCTGTTACTTTGATTGTCTTATATCCTGGGTCTAGTATTTTATTTCTATCGCTTTCTGAAAGATATCCACAAGCTTTAAGAACATCAAAATTAGAGTATTGCCCAGGCCATAGTCCATTTCCCGTAATCCACGCTCCGTTGAATTGCTGCTTGAAATATGGTGTCATGTCGATTCCTTCAATCTCGATATTAAAGTTTGTAGCAGTAGAATTATCTATTACTAGTTTAAACTCAAAACGCTCATAATAAATCAAATCCTGAGAAATTGACATTCCTATTACCGCTGGTTTAGAACTTGAGCATCCCCATCTAGGGAACTCATACCCATAAAAGTCAACTGTGTGGTTTCTACGTTGAATGGAATTGTATCTTCCTTTTTCTTTCAAATCATAGACACTATCAGCTAATATATTTATCGCCTTACTAATATCCATAACTACTCACTCTTTCCGTCTCTATCTGTTCTAAGGAATTTCTCTAGTGTCAATGTATCTATTTCAATTCCTGTTTTATCTATTTCTCTTTGTAGGCTTGTGATATAGAACCAATCGTCTTGTTTTAGAATACGTTTCATGTATCTATTGCAACTTCCTAATTGCAATAAATTGAGATCATAAATAAATCTGATTCTATCACCTACGTTTACTTCTTTAGGTAATGCTTCACAAGAAACGTTGATAGAAAACTTTCTTCTTGCATTGATTAGTTTTCTACAGGCACAATCATATACAACCTTGGCCGCATATATTCTATCGTTATCAGTAATGATAGTCGTTCCGTTTGTAGACTCAGGGTCAATGCTTTGTTGTACATAAACGCTCTTTACTCTTAAAATGCCAATGATATTTGATGTACTGATTGTTGTTGTATTGCAATATGGATAAGGTTGGTTTTGGCCAAAGAAATTCGCTCTACCATTGCCAGCATCTGAAACGTACATCGCAACGTGCGATGCAGGTGTGTCACCACTTCTACCCAATATGCACCAATCACCAAATTGAGGTGTACTAACATAATCAAAAAACTGAGAATAACCTAATTCATCTCTATTATACCAAATGTAATCTGCATATCCATCACCGCCAATAGCTCTTGTAGGATCGGGATAATTCAATGTCTGTAATGCTTTCTTCCAAGCATCTACACATTGATATGGTTGTTCAATAGGAACACCATCCATGTCGATAGATTGACCATTCCATGTGTTAATAAAATTCTGAGCGTTCCAAGGACGGGATTGTGTTTTATCTGTATCTGTTGTAGTTCCGTTATCATCTTGCTCCCACTCAGGAATCAAACCATAAATACGTTGAGCAAATTCAATACGTTTTTGATACTGTAAATCAATAGATGTATCACCACGTTCATAATCCGCCATAAAAGCCATTACCATGTAATTCATATCGGCTTCCATGTGTGACCATTGTTGAAATGTGATGTTATAAGAAGAAGTAGGAATCCAAGGGCCGTTTGTAGCGTTTGTTGACCATTCTTCAACCAACTTAGCTACTTCCCCTTTTCCATACATTGTGTAGCTTGTGTACCCATGAGAACCAAGCCAATTGGTAATTCGTGTGTATGGTGTCCACTGAACTAATCCAAAACCTTTTTGAGAATCAGGAACATCACCCATTTGATACAAGTTAGGATTTAATGTTGATTCCACATGACATGAACCACATAAAGCTGCAATAGCAGATTTACTCCAAATATCTTTTAAAGAGTGCCATAAAGCTTTAGCGTTGTTTATTTCCTCTGTATCAGTTAAATATCTCTGTTCTTTAGGAATGACCCATTTATAATCCTTAGAGTCTTTTGTCATATCCTCTAGACTGAATGGTGATAAATCATCAAAGGCAAATGTTCCTTCAATGAATACACCGCTTTCATATCCAACCGACTCTGTATCAATAATCGAGTACTCCAATTGATTGTTAGGAGCTAATTTAGGAAAGTCTACATATTCATAATCACGCTCGTTATTTATGTTTGATCTCAAAATAACTACAGGGAATTTAGGGTTCTGCAAGCTTTTATCGTTATATACTTCTCTCAATGATAAAGATGACATACCACTATCAGATTTATTAGCATAAACTGTAGCAAGGTTGATAACATCTGAAAAATCAGTTTCAATTGTAGGTTCGCCAATGATTCTGTAGTTTCTTCCTAATGTTGGCTTATTGGAAAGCATAACAGGTTGTTTCTTTCCAAAATATCCAATTTCAACTTGCTTATCATTTGTAAATGGAACTCTCCAATAAACGGATGGTGTCAATTCACAAGTTTTAGTAAGTGCATCTAATTTAGATTGTCTTGAATAAACGTAGTCAATCTTTTCATTATCAATCTCGGTTTCAAAATTCATCTTCCACTGAGTCGAATAATACATATCTTCACTTTCGTATACGTTCTTTATAAGAGCGTTTTTAACCGCATAATTCGTTGGGACTTGTCTATATGTCCATTCGTTAATTACGTGCGTTAGAGATATGTTTAAACCACTTACAGAGGGTTTGTAGTCGGTAATCATTCCGTAGAAAACTCCACAATCCATAATTACTCGCATTTCTTTTCTTCCTGAGATTAAATCGTAGTATTCGTTAGGAATTGTGATTTGCATTTCAGGTACTGTCATCAACTCATTTGAAAAACTGATTGTGCTTAAAGCCTCTCTGAATCTTTTCTTAACTTTTCCAAATCCTAATATTTCAAAGTAAGGAATCATATTTACTCCTAACTACCAATTTTGCCTTGTCCTACCCATTTACCATTTTTTCTAATTCTACTTGACCCTTGGTTTTCTTTATTTGCTTTATCGGCACTGTACTTTCCAATAGTTACCCAAGAGTCTTTAACTCTCTTTTTAAACCATCCTGTAGCTCTATCCAAAGAATAGAATATACCGCCTTTTCTTACTGCCCATGGTCTGAAATCAGGGATAACCTGTTGAATTGAATATATATTCTCGTAAGGGAATGTAGCATCTTCACCTCTTAACTCAACTTTAACGTGTGTTGTACCTGTTGGAAGTTGTAGCTTACCGCTCCATTGACTGTTTTGTGCTACTGTTTCCCAACCTGATGAATAAGCTAATGGCCATGTATCTGCATGAGAGAATATTACTTGATTGTAAATCTCTCTCCATGATGCTTTATTGTTGTTAGAAACACTAATGATCAAAATATAGTTGTATCTTCCGCCATACTGTACATATTTTCCATTTCCTGTATATTGACCAGCATCCGTTACACCATATCCAACTAAATCTAATGCGAAAGTAACACCATAGTTTCCATCATCTGAAAAGTTGATACCTTTTCCATACCCTTTAGAATGGGCAATAGCAAGTGGGAATCCAAAGTCTGCGGTATCACCTGGATTTCCACCTAATACTACGTTTGCGTGTGGCCCTGTGTTATCGTAAGCTCCATGAAAGTTTTGCCATGCCATTAAACACCACCAGCCAAATCATTCTCAGAACTTCCATTATTAGTACGGATGTATGAGTTTCCATCAGGAGTACCGCCAAAAATATTGATGTTACCTGTTGCAATACTTCTTCCGTCATTGAATTTTCCTTGAAATACAGTATCTCCCGTTTGTTTCCATGCACCACTGTTTTTAAGATTTGTAAGAATCTTTTCAACCGCACTGTACATATCACCAACACTGCCTTCAAGCTTTCCAACTTTGCCTTGTAACTCTCTGATAGCATTCCAAAGCTTTTGTATTTCTTCCCATAGTTTCTCGATTTCTTCCCATTGGCCGCAATCAGAACAAATCATTACATCTATGATACTGATTAAATTCTTTTCCAAATCTTTGATAGCTTCTTTTGTATCGCAAACATCAATTGTATCAATCTTTTCTAACAATCCGCCTAATAGACAATCGTTCATATCATGCATATCTGTACAGTTATTGTGGCCCTTATTTTCAAAACCTTGGTTTGCTTTAAGATTTGCACATATAGTATCTGTTACACCTTTTTGAATGAAATTACTGCTTGTAGCTTTTAAAGAATCGCAAGCAGAACAAACATCTTTATTCATTTATGTGTACCTCCTAATCTCTACAGATAACAAAATTCACCTTGTTATCATTTACAAAACGAGTGTGTAGAGATATTTCATCATCTTCTACCCAATCAACATAAATAGAAAGGAACTGCAACCAATTTGTTGTTTCTCCAGCTTTTACTGTTCCACTCATGCTTAATTCCACTGTTTTGTTAATATCTTCTTCAAATGAAGCATTTGTGATTTTCTGATATACCAATGACCCATTCCTATTAGGAACACGAATCGAAATAGTAGGAGCTGAACCTGCTGAAACTCCCGTTATTTTATAAGAGTAGTGTTTCAATGTAACGCTATTGAATTTGTATGTAGCACTCTTATCTTTGTTAGGTTTCATACAGAAATCAACTTTTCCCGTAATAACTCCGTCCGCTACTTTCGTATATCCACTTGTATGAATCCAATCTGAATAATTGAATCTGAAATTACCTTGTCTGTCAATTACAACACTCAATCCAGGTGTAGACTGTTGAATAGTATATTGTGTTTCGATTGCCAAATTTTGAAGTTGAAGATTATACAACTGGTCTTGCAATCCACACATCCAACAAATCATAGCTGCTTTCATGTTGTAATCATTGTTAGCATACTGACTCATGAATAATTTCCAATCACACAAATCAAATCCATCTATGATGTCATACAAGCCTTTTGTAAGGCAATCGTTGGCATTTTCCATGTCTGTACACGTATTATTGCCATTTTCAGGATTTAAGCCTGTATCGTTTCCTAAAGACGTACATATTGAATCTGTAACACCTTTTTGGATAAACTCTGCACTGCTATCTTTTAACTTTCCACAAGCAGTGCAATAACTTTTAACATTTGCCACTGCAAGCCTCCTTAATTTGTAAGTTCATCAACATCTATATATACACAAGCCATCTTACAACATGAGCCTGTGACAACTAATCTATTCATTCCATGATGTACTGTGAATCCAAATTCATCTTCGACCACTAGATTATCTAAATCTACTTCCTCTGATGCACAACATCCATCCGCAGTAAAGTATAAGTTCCAACTTGAATCAAGTGTTAAAATTCCATCATATTCGCCTAAAATCATCATTTTGTTTCCGTTGATTTCAATTTCAGGGTTTTGGAATTTACCATCTAAAATCAACTTTACCTTATCTGTATCTAATACTGTTCCACTGTAGAATCTTCCAGCAATTGACTCAACACAATAATCTTTTTTACAGATTTTATTTTTGATTAAATCATCACCGAAAATCTGTTCACCTTTGATGCAATCGTAGACAATCTTGTATGAATTGCCACAATTCATAAAATCTTCCAATGCTTTAGTTCCCATTACACATAAGGATGTTTCCTCTGTTATGTCTCCACAATCGCATAAACACGAATTGCAAGTTTCCATATCAGGAGGGCAAGTAACACAACACGATAAGCACTCTTGAGCATCTCTGAAATCCTCACAATCGAGGATATTACATACAGAGTAAGGAACCAAGAATGTTTTCTTTGTGTCTGCAATATGCCATACACCTTCCCAAAGTTTAAAATCAATATCCATTGATAGATAACCTTGGTATTTTTTGTAATCTTCACTAAATCCTGTGACATAGGCCCATGCCCAAATCAATTTGTTATCTTGAATCGCCCATAACCTTCCAGGTTTAAGCAAATTCAAATTGAAATAGTCACGTAGGAATCTTCTATCTTCATCATGAAAATGTTCATAATTAAAATTCAATGTTAAGGACAAGTCACCTTCCGTAAGAAACTGTTGATTCTTTTGGAAAGCAACATAACTACCATGTCCGTAACTATATTCTTGAGTTGCAGTCTTTGTATCTTGCTTTAGAGAGGCAGAGGAAATCTCCTCCGCACTGTCTATTACAAGATCGTTGAACTGAACGTATGTTTTTAATGGGTTTAAGTTATAACAAGTCATTATGCCAAACCTCTCAAGCATCTACCTACTTTGATAGCCTGCCTTCTTTCGTTTCCTTCGTTGAAAGCGATACTGTTATTCGTAACACGATTATCATTATTGTTGATAGTCACATTCTTATTAACAACACTTCCAACTTGAGAACCATATCTAGTAGACAATTCTTTGAACGCACCTTTCAAATCCATGTTATTTACTTTATCCATGAAACTTTGACCTGCATTCTTAACTGCACTACGTTTCATTACATACTCACCAGGAGTCAACATAGCTGGTACTGTATCTGTTCCACTAGGCTTCATAACAATAGGTTGTCCACCTCGTTTTAAGTAAACTGGGCCACCTTTAGCAAACTTTATATTGTTTCCTTGTGATTCATTTCCCATGTTTACTTTAGGAGTATTTGTACCACCTGTATTAATGTTTCCTGACTGATTGTTGAATGCATTTTTAAATGCACTTCCTAAGTATTGTCCTAAATCTGTGAATCGTGTTGAATATCCATACATCATAGTAATCTGATTAGAGATTGAACTAGACATATTAGAGATACCTTCACTGAATCCACTTACAACATCTTTTCCAAACTTCTTACCTACGGATTTGAAGCTTTTCTTCTTCAATGAAGCTTTTGCATTATCAATCTTAGTTCCAAATGAACCTTCAATATCAATGCTTTTGAAACCTTCAATAATTCCGTTTGCCATATCCGTACCAGAGGTATTAAATTCAGATTTCATATTTGATAAAGTTGTGGCCATGTTGTGGAATGAAGTAACGATTGAGTTTACTTCTGTAACAACATCTGTAGTAGCTTCTCCAACTTTCAATCCTTTAACATTGTTTAGGAATGTTTGAATACCTGTTGTGACTTCTCCAACCTTAACAAAGTCTAGATTTAATCCAACTATAGAATTTAAGTTATCACAAATCGTTTTTAACTTAGTAACTGTAGTATCAACGTTACCAATATTTTTGGTGTTTTTTGTCAATCCTTTGTTAGTTGCTAAATCATTGATTACATCTCCAATTTGCTTGATGTTTGCTCGTAATGATTCAAAATCAAAACCATCTGAATAAACATTCAAAGTACCGAATTTAAGGATTATATCTCCTAAAGTAGTGATAGCATTTAATGCGTTTGTAAATAACTCGGCATCAGGAATTTGTTTCAAGTTGTAAGACAACATATTCTTGTCTTTTCCTGTTCCAACACCAGCTACAGAAATATATCCAATCGCTTGAGAAATACTCTCAATGGTCTTTTTAATATCCTCTGCCTTCGGTAAAGGATTGCTTGTCATTACTGATTGCAAGTTTCCAAATTCAGGAACAATCTGTTCCAAAATTTTCAATGTATCTAGGAACTCCTGAGCGTTTGTAGAGTTTAAATTAGATTTAATACTCTTTGTAACATCAGGAAATACAATCTTCTTCATTTCTTTAACAACGCTTGCAACATTCTTTAAATTGCTTACACAATTATCAACATTTATCGAACTAGCATTAATGCTAGATAATTCAGATAGGCTAGAAGCCATTGTTGTATAGTTCTTAACGATACTGTTTGCATCTTCAATGTTTGTTGCACTTGATGTACTGACTGTAGGAAACTTAAAATCATTAATATTCTTAACAACCTCTTGAATTTCTTCAAATTGATCGTCGAAAGAACTACTGTCAATACTCATTCCTTGCACTTTTGAAATTGATTCTCCAATAGTAACAAGTTTATTTAGAATCCTAGTAATATTCCAAGTCTCCATGTCCTTCCATAAAGACTCAGAACTTTTAATAACTTGACTCCACCAAGAAGATAATGTTCCTCCGCCTTCAAACATATCAATGACATCCATAATTCCTTGGATTTTATTTTTAAGACCTTTTGTATTTGAAGGAACATTCTTATCGACCTCTTGCATAGCTTTAGCACAAGCAATCAATGTACCAGCTAGTCCTGTTGTTGTTACCATTCCTAGCACTTGTGCCAATGTAGTGATTCCACCTGTATATACACCTAAAGCACCTTGTCCGCCTGTTATAGTGGCCATTAATACGATTGATTCAACCAATCCAGTCAATTTATCGTCAAAAGCACTAGTGCCATCAGGCATAGTCTTATCTAGCTCTTGCATAGCTTTTGCAAATAGCCATAAAGCTCCGCCTTGACCTAACATTAATGCAACTCCTGTTAGAACGTTTTCGTATCCTAGAAGTTTTGATAATCCTGCATCTATTGCCCCTAATCCGCTCATAGCTCCCATAATCGAGAACAAATTAACTAAGCGTAAAGGCAACGTTGTAACGTCATTTGGAACATTCTTTTCAATTTCCTTTATCGCTTTGCAATAAAGAATAATTGTTCCAGCACCACCAGCTATGATAGCTAATGAAGATAATTTATTTTTAAATCCTACTGCATCAAAAGTTTTTGGAGTGCTTGTAGCAGCAGTAATCTCATCTGAACTTTTGAATACATTTTTAATAGAACTAAATTTATTTCCTAGTTTTCCTAGGAAAGGAATATTGAAACTCTTTCCTTTGAATTTTGAATAGACGTTTAATAAATCTCCTAAAAGACTAATTCCACCGCTTCCAAGTTTCATTAACTTACCAGCATACTTTAATCCAATACCAATTTGGATGTAGTCTGATACGAAACGTCCTAATCCTTTAGAAAAGCTTCCGTCTCCCATATCAGTGATTTTTTCTTTTGCAAAATCATATAGATCACCAACAAGAGGTTTGAAGAAATCTATTGCTCCTTTGAAATCATCTAATCCTTGTTTAAATCCACCAACAAAATCTTTGAAACTGAATGTTTTTAAAACACTCCATAATTCAGAGAACTTCGTTTTAATGAAGTCTATACCTTCGCCAATCTCTTTTTTATGACCTCTAATGAAGTTCGCACCTATATCTCCTAAGCCTTCAACTTTTTGAGAAAGTTTATAGATATTTCCGTAGATTGTAGCTCCTGTCAATTCTGTTGAAACCTCATCTAATGCACCTAACCACTTTTCTTCGGCTTTACTAAATCTCTTTGGGATTAAGTCAAAAGCGTTTGTGATTGTAGATACAGATGATTTAACCATAGTTGCCAACGAATTTAGGCCACCACCACCTTTTTCATCCAATTCAATCAGAGCATCTTCAAATTGTTGCAATGAAATAGTTGGATTTGAACCTGTAAATGCTTCTCTAAACTCTGCAAATGACATATTAAATTTCTTTGCAATAGCAGTTAAGGCTGGTGTCATACCTGCATCTTCCATTGATCTCAATGTACGAGCATCCATTTTAGAACCCATGATTTGAGAATACTGAGTAACCGCATTGTTTACTCCCTCAGAATCACCACCGAATGTCAAAATGGAATCATTAATTGCCGAGAATAGCTTTTGAGACCTATCTAAATCATGATTGATTGAAGTAAATCTCGTAACATGGCTTAGAGCATCATCTAAAGTGGTTGGTAGGCCCAAAATGCTTTCATCTAGGTTATCAATCATCTTTTGGATTTTCGTTGTAGAATCATCTACATCACCTACTACAGTGGACAATGTTCTTTTCGCAACATTGATTGTATCGTACCTTTTAACACCGTTTGAAAATGCATCACCAATTGCGTTTTGTGTACTTGAAGCCAATCTATACAAACTAGAATATCCAACACCTTGTACTAAGAATCGTCCAATATCTCCTATTGGATTGTTTTGGAAATTCTTAGCGATATTCAACATACTAGATCCTAGATTTGACATCTTATTTCCAACATCAAATGTAATTTTACTAGCAGTTTTCAAAGCTTTAGCAGCTTGTTGAAGATTGTTTAGTTTACTCAAGCTATCTTGATAACCGATAACTTGTGACTCAATATCCGCTTTTGTGTTTCTTACATCATTCTCTTTTTCAATGGTTTCATCTAGCTTTTTATTTGTATCTTCTAACTTAGAAGAATCAGCTTCTAATTTGATTTTTTCTTTGTCTAAATCTGCGATTGAATTATCAATCTCATCAACCAATTTTTGAGCATCATTTAATTCACTGATGTTCGCTTCAATCTTTATCTTTTCTTTGTTAAGATTGTTAATTTTCTTTTGAACTTCATCAATTTCAATGCCAACCTCTCGCATATCGTATTTGAGAGCTTCACGTGCACTATATAATCCTTTAAGCTTGTCGCTTCTATCGTTTTCACCTAGTGTCTTGTCATTAATGACATCATGAATTTCATTGGCATTTGCTTTTAAATCAATATCAATAGAAAGTTTTTTATTGCTCAAGGCTAATAGCTCTTTTTTAAGTTCATTAATATCATCTTTAACATCCAATAATTGATTCTTTAAATTAGCTAGATTATCCAAATCAACTTTTAAAGAAAGTTTTTGCCTTTCCAAAGCTTCCTTTTCTTTTTTAATTTCTTCTAATCTTGCCTTAATTTTTTCTAATTCATTGGTGTTAGCATCAACTTTGAGCTTTGCCTTTTCAATATCTTTTAACTCTTTTTCAAGTTGTTTTATCTTTGCTTCGGCATCCTTAATGTCAAGGACTAACCTAGCACCGACTTCACGTACTGACATCTTCGGACTCCTTCGCTAAATCTGTTTTCTGAATGAAATGAACCGCATATCTGTCAATCTGAGGTATTTTCTTTTTAGAATTTTTATTTGCCTCGTTGATTTCATTCCATGTTTTATCGCTTTGTAGATTTGCGTAGTACCCAAAGGCTACAACTAATTCAGAAACACCCCAATGGTCTAATATCTCATTGGGGCGTATTTTTAGAATTTTACCGACATAATGAGCCATGGTTGAATAAAGATTTAGTTCTGCAACATAAGACTTTGCTTTTTTTACTGAATCCTTTTTATCATCCCCCTTATCAATTATTTGATAAAAACTGTTTCTACCTCATTGAATAATTCAGGATATTTGATAATTAGGCTAATCATGCAAGTTAAAACTGAATATTGCATCATGTGATCTTCATAAAATTCATCTAATCCTAAGAAAACTGCAACAACTTTATAAAGTCCATCAACTAAATTTGTAGATGATTGAGCGTATAAATGGAAAATCTGTTCGTTTGCTTCTTTCATATACGCTTCATAAATCTGAACCATAGTCTTGTTCACTTCTTCATCATCTGCATCTGTTGTAACGATTCCATCTTTTCCTTCAATGAATTTGTGACCATAATATTCCTCGATTTCTTGGAATTTTTCTTTATATGGGTCTATGATTTGTTCTGCATCCAATAGCAATGGTTTTACTTCGATTAAAGCTTCTACCATCTTCATATCTTGTCTAGGAGATAATGTTAGATTTTCAAACTTCTTATCGAACATAACGTATTGCCCTACTCTTTTAGCATTCTCGGGAACATCAATTTTATGTTCTTCGATTTCTTTTTCAGTGAATCTAAAATTCACTTCAATATCAATTGTTTTAACATCTGTCTTATTTGCATCACCAACAACTGCAATTTCACCACCATTGCCATAGACTGCGTGAGGAGTATCATCCTCACGAGCTACTTTTAACTTTTCAATCATGGCATTTAACTGTGTTGGTTCTAAAATCTTTTGTTCTTCCATCTCATTTGCCTCTCAATTTCTATAAATTAGCGTTAGCTTTGTTTACTACATATACTTCATACCAGTTTCCACGAGTATCTTTCTTGAACGCTAAACTAAATTCAAACGCTCCGTCATCAGGGATACCCATTGGGAATGAAGTAATTTTTGCATTGTGGTAAGTAAATACTTCCGCAGTTCCATCACTTCTATAACGAGTGATTGTAACTTTCGCTCTCTTATTCTTTAAGCTATCGTTGTTTGCTACATAGTGTTGCAATACATCAACAGTCATTGGATAAGAAATCTTTAATGTTTTACCTACTAAGTTTTTGTTGAAGTAAATTTTTGAACCTTCAATATCTAAGCTTGGATTGATTTTACTGTTCAATACTTGGTATTGAGACTCATCTAAGTTAGCCAACAATGGAGTGTTGATTCGGTTCAATGTAGAATCTGTGATATTGCATTGGTCGCTCAATGCTGCATAGATAAATCCACATTCTTCAACAAAGTGGTCTGCAATATGAATTGAACCATATTCAGGATGTTCTTTATCTGCTTCAATAACTACTTCCTGAGTACGCATCATAAAGCCTTGAGACTTATCTCCCTTGCCAATGAATGGGTTCATAGTTAAGTAGTTAGATGTTAATTGAGTGCCTGTAAATGAACGCTCAATAGAAGCTGAATCATCATCATAAGAATCGTCAAAGCAACTTGTATCTACAGGGTCTACAGTATCGTCACCATCAAATCCTGATAAGCAGCTTACTTTAATATCGTTGTTAGAATCTAAGTCTGCAAATTCTTCAAAGAAACTGATTGAAGAAAGGCCAATCAAAATACTATCTGATGATTTATCTGTTAATGCTACTTCAATACTTAAACGGACACCAGATGTACTTGCTTCCCATCCTGTTCCTGATGCCTTTGTAGGAACTGTTGATAAGTCAATCTGTACAGGGTAGAATCCTTCTTTATCTGCTTTTAAAGTGCTTGTATATTCATCTGCATTAGTCATTTCATGATCTAAAACATCTGAAATCTTTGTTGTGATTGTGTAAGTACCTGCTTTAGGAACATTTACGTAGTAGTAAACAACACCTGCTGCAAAGTCTAATGCATTTTTCAATGCTTTAAATACTGCACCGCTTGTGTGTACTTTGTTTCCGTCTGAACCTTCTGCATCTGTTTCTTTAGAAGTGATGAACAATGTACCTGTATTCTTACATCCAAATGATTCGCAAACGTTGATTAAATCAGGTGCAATAGTACGTGATGTATAAGCACTAGAAGTACCTGTAATCTTTTCAAATTTACGAGTGTTGATTTTTAAGCAAGAATCAATGTCACTCATGATAGTAATATCAATTTCTTGAGTTTTAGTTAATTTAGAGACACTTAATTTGTCACTAATGATTTTGTTAATGTTGCAGTTAGACATTATTTTTGCCCTCCCATTGTAGCTTTTAGTACACGCTCCATAGCACGCTCTGCTTTAGCACCGCCTAATTGATTTAAAGCGTTTAATTTGCGTGAAACAAATGCTTGAACATCTACTTTCTGTTCAGGAGTCTTTTTAGCTTTTACAACTTTTTCTTCCATTTTTAATCTCCTTTATTTAACTTTTGCATCAAATCTAGATACCGCTCTAGCAACAAAATCATTTGCCTTTCTAGGTGGCATCTTAATTCTGTGTGCAAAGTGTTTCTTTCCCATTTCATCTACCCAAACGAATGGCCTTCCGTTTTTACGAACTAACGTATAAACTCGTTTAGTTCCATTCTGTACCATTGGTGAGTAATCAACGTGAGAAGGGTTTCTAGAATCTTTTTCTAGTTTGTCCGCATCTACTCCGATTAGATATTCGGTATTAGATACTTTTTCTTTTGTGATCGAGTCCTTTAAAGCACCTGGCCTATATTCATTCCATGGCATACTTGTCATTTCTTGAGCATAGAATCTACTCCCTCTTGGAGCTTCTTCTCGCATGGTTTCTTCTAATTCACTAGCCAATACTTCAAAATCTTCTTCACACGCTTCTATAACGTCTTCTAAGAGGCCTTTTAGCATTTCCTACACCTCGATAAAGGGGTAATAAAGTTTGCCTCCATAGACGTATTTAAAGCCTTTTAGGAATACACCATCTTCATACGATACTTCCTCAACTTTGTTCATAAGGAATATTTTTACTAGGCCACTAGGCAAACACATACGTTTTGAATACTCGTAAGATGTGTTTGATTTGGCTTTAGCACCGCATACAGGGCATCCATTTTTCTTTGTGGAACTTTTCATTCCAATATATTTAATTCTCATACTACTGCACCAACCCATGCGTCTTTTGAATTACATACTGATAAGATACCTAACTGTTCAGAATACGCTTTTGTAATATGTTCACGAACATACACACTAATTGAAATCTGAGCATCAGAATTTTCTTCTGAAATAAGAACATCACTGCCATCTGTTTCTTCACACGTGCTACAACCACATTCACATCTATTCATTGCGATAACGAATTGTAAGAAGTCGCAGAATACAGGCAATAGACATTCTGGTATCGTTTCATATCCAGCTACATAACTGACAACGATTTTAGATAATTCATCACATCCACAATTGCACACATCTTTGTAGTCAATGTTAGATAAATCAACGTACACGATATTGTCGTATGGGTTATAAGAAAAATCTTTATCAACTTCTAGTTTGTGAGTAGTAAATGTAATTCTTTCTCTAGTGATAACAGATACTTCAATCGTTGTTGGATCAATCATTGGATAGAATAGCGGTATACGTACAATTCCTGAATCGCAACCGCATTTCTTAAATTCACCAACATCAAAGACTTCCTCTCTTTGAGATGAGAGGAAAGTCTCACAAGGATGGTTTTTCCAACAAGTGATGGTACTAATTAAATCAATTAGTTCTCCAACATTCTTTTCAAGCTTATCTGCTTCTAAATCGCTTTCCTTTATGCACGAACAATAATTTTTCAATTGTTCGATAATTTTTTCGTACATTATTCACCAATGTTGATTGGTACGATAGTTGTTGGTTTTAATACAAGGTCTAATCCGTTTAATGTATCTCCTAATGTAGCTGCTGACATTGGAATACCTTGGATAACCATTAATCTGTTTGCATCTGTTCCAAATGCACATCCAAAGTTGTAGTAGTAATCACATTGAGTACCGCAACCCTCTGATGGTATATCTGTAGCACCGAATGTATGACGTTGGAATTTTTCAGATGGTTGGAAAGTAGTTCCCATTACCAAACCTACTGTATTTCCTTCTAATACCCATACATCACCTGTACCTTTTGTGATGTCACATGGAACTAATTTATCTGCGATAAATCCATGTCCTTTAAATGTGACTTCGCCTGTTTCTTTATTGCGAGTCCATCCATCAGGATATTCACCATTGAATTTACCTGGAACAATAACAGATTTAATACCTTCAAGTACTAATGGGTGACAAGCAAATTTGTAATCGCCATCTCCTAATGCTGCTAAACGTAATGCAACTGAATCAAATGCAGATAATACGTTTGTACCTACGATTTTGATAACTGCTTTATCTTCCATTACTTCCAATAATCCGTGGAATGGTTTCAATGTAGTAGTACCTGTAGCCATTGTTCCTAAAATTACGTTAATAGCAGTGAAGTATGCCATTGAAATTAAATCCATACGTTTCTGAGCTTCTTTAATTGTTTCTCCTTCACGTTGGAAGTAGCAAACCATATCATTCGCTTTGATTTTACGTGTTTCATTTACTAAGCTATCCATAATAGGTTCGCAGCTCTTTAAACACAATAATGCCAATGGAGCATTGCTACCGCATTTAGCTAAATCTAATGGAACCCAGCAACATTCACCTTGTGTTGATTTAGGTTCTGTTGTTCCGTATGTGAATGGCAACTGAATATAGAATTTGCCATCTTCTTTTTTTGTAACACTCCATGCTCCTCGGTTCATAGCACCTTGCATCTTACGTGAAGCTGGTGTGTTCATTAACCAAGAAACTAATGGGAACACGTTTTGGAATGGATTGGCTGGTGAGTTGTCTGAATAATCAGTACCGATACCAACTGTTCCTGCATTTGATTTAGAAGCGTTTGCTGCTAAATTCTGTCTTGCTTTTTCATAATCAATATAAGCTCTTGAGAATGATGTTAAATCCTCGATATTAGAACTTAGACGTTCTACCATTCCTGGTGTAACCGCCATTTTTTCTAATAATGTGTTATCAGGATTTGTAAATAATAAATCTAACATGGTTTACCTCCTATCCCCACATATCTCCGCTAACGTTAGAAGTAGAAGCTAATTTTTCTTCTTTCTTTTCTTTGTCGTTAACTTGTCCTGAGATCAAACTAGACAATCTGTCTAATGTGCTTTCTGCTTTCTTTTCAAATTCTGTTTTTTCTTTCTTAGAACTTTTTAATTTTTCTTTTAATTCTGCATTTTCTTTTTCTAATGCTTCAACTTTTGCACTTAAAGCTTCAAAAGCATCCATGAATTTGTTGATTTTTTCCATGTCATCCTTAGACATTTCAACAGTTTCCAAAGTTTCTTCGCCTTTTTTAGCTTCTTCGTTTTCAGTACCTTCTTCTTTACTTTCAAGTGTATTTTCTTCTTTAGAAGGTTCTTTTTCTTCTTTTTCGTCCTCTTTGTTTTCTAAAGCTTCATTCTTATTTTCTTCTTTATTTTCAGAACTCAACTTTAAAATCTTTTCCCATAGGTTCATTTCTGAGTCTCCTTTACTGTTTAAATTTTCGCCTGTACTGTTTACATTGGCTGGATTTGCAACAACTGAGAAACCAGCAATCTCAATTTCGTTGTAGAATGGTGCATTAAATTTGAATGACGATTCAAAATCGAGTGTTCCTCTCAGTTCTGCACTAATACTCAATGGTATTTCTTGCTTCAATAAATCTTGCACAATGTGCAATTCCCTATTTAGTTTGACGTTTACATCAAGACCTTTTCTTCCATCCCCAATATCGACAACTGTTAAATCATCTTTAGTCCATGTACCAAGGTTCAAAGGAAGTGATGCAATGTCAATGTGAGCTAAGTTGATATATCCTACATAATCAGAACTCAAGCTATCGTAGAATGCTTGTACTGCCCCTTTTTTGATGTATAGACGAATATCATCTCCACCCTCATATGTTATTGCACCCTCGTCAATAAGACGTGTAGGCTTGTTTTCTACGTACCCTGAGGATAGATTCACACTGACATAATGGTTTTCTTTATCTACGCTAGATAAAGTGATTGCATTGTCGTAAAATGCTTTTCCTTTTTTTCTACGATCAATGCTATCTTTAATGCTTGCTGCATATGTTGGAACTCTTTTCTTTTGTGGCATTATTTCTTAGTCTCCGTTTCTACTACGATTACGGGCTTATAGAATAATTTCTGAATCCTTCCACCACATGAATTACATTTCTTAACTTCGTATGGAATCTTCGCTCCTTTTAATATTTCTTCCATTGTGGAATCATATCTTTTTTGAATAGTTTTGTTTCTAAGTGCTTCTAACAAAACTTTATCTTCTGGAATCTTGTATTTCTTCTTAGGCTCAAGAACTACATATCCGTATAGCAAAGTACCGCTATCTAATTTTGAATAAACGTCAATTTGCGTTTTTTCTTCGATAACATCAAGAAGTTTCAAATACTGTTTTGCGTTCTTTGCTGCTTCTTCCAATGCGAACTCATGTCTACCATTTTGCTTTAAGAAAGCATTTCTTTCTTCTAGGGAATCGAACCAAGTAACACCGTTAATAGTTTGTACGTTGTTCTGCATGGTCTCTCCTTCTAAGCATCATGGCATTGATCGTCTGTATACTTTGTTTCTGTTTGTTCTGAGCGTTCTACTTTTGCTACATTGCAGAATAAGAATGAAGTATAAGTTGTTACTGTTTTTTGATTAGGTGATTCACCTGTTGTAGTAATAACTGGCCATTCAAATCCAATAGCTCCGTCTTGGTCATTCAATTTGTTATGCCAAGCAGTGTTAAAAGCAGTTGCATCTTTCCCTGTTAAAGTGATTGGGTTTCCGTACCCTTCTTTAAAAGTGATTTTTACAGTGAAACTACGTTTAATTGACATTTATGTATCTCCTTTCGTTATCTTGCATATAAAAAGGCAATACCTCGAAATATGCAAAAATATATATAGACAGTGAAAACTGTTTATACCTTTTGTTTATTTCCAAATATTGCCTTGTTTTTTTATACTTTTTACTTCTAATTAAAACTCTAATGTATCTTCTACTTGTTCTGTTTTGTTATTACCAATCAATTTAAGAATCTTGACCATTGATTCTTTGTTCAATTTGCCTTTGAACTCGTTGATAAATTCTGTATCTGAAATATTTCTTTGGCCAATTAAGAATAAATCAGCATTTCCTTTTGAATCCTTCTTAGCTCCAATCTGATATACATGAATTGTAGTTGTATATACACGTCCACTTGCTTGTTCTTTACAAGCTCTGTAGTCTGTTACGACTTCGTAATATACATCTTTAACAACTTCTTTTTCTTTCTTCGTTTTTTCATCAACAATTGTCTCTTTTACTTCTACTTTTCTGTATCTGTTCTCAAAGAAAGAAGTTGGAACTGCAATTGCATTGGATTTTGTTTCCAAATATCCTAATCCATCAGGTCGCATAGGTCTTTCACCAAATTCAACCTCTTTACCTTGGATTTTCTCTTTTACCAATCCAATTTTGTTGATTCTCTGTGCATCTTCAAATGAATATAACGGAGTCCCATTCAAACTTCCTAGGGGTGTTACCTCATTTTCAGATAAGATACTTTTTAAAATATCCATTTCCATTTTATTTTCTCCTCTCACTATAAAGTTTTTTCGATAGAATCCATCATTCTAGTAACTGATTCCATCATGTAATTCTTTGTGCTCTTGTCTAAAGCTTCTGCTCCGTTGACAATAGCACCTACGATTTGAGTAACTGACAAGGCCAATTTATATGTCTTTGCAGACTTGTCTTGTTGTTCTTTCAATTCGTATTTATCAAAATAAACCTTTGGTACACCTAATTTCTCGCTTAACATAGGAGAAATCTGAGTGGCGAACCTTTCTCGCATTGGCACGATTGTATTTGTCATGGCATTATCTATGATTCTTTCCATAGATACGTTTCCTGATACATCCCCTAAACCAATCAATTCAGGAGTAATGCCGAAACACTGACAAATAATAGAACCTTCCTTCATTTGAAGGTATTCTAAGAACTCCGTACCTTTTGTAACACGAGGCAAGTGATCCATCTTTTCAAAAATAGAACTTGCAAGGATTACATTGTCTGATTTTGAATTTCTGATTTCTTGACCTAGACGTTTAGCTTCAATTCTTGCTTTGTCGGCTCTGTCTGCTTTAGAACTTGATGATTCGTCTAAAACTTGGGAAGCCGATAAATCAATCGTATCTCCCTTGGCAAATCCGTCTTTTAGCCAAAAAATCAAACGTCCAGGGCCATCATACTGAATATCGTAGTTCAAACGCTCGTAAACCGCACCTAATAGCTTTAGACGTTGTTTATCACGCAATAAACAAGATAATCCGTTCTCGTTGTCTGTTCCGTTTCTTAAATTGCAGAAATTATCAGGAATCTCTACAATGATTGTTCTGTCTTTTGACATTAATTTGCCTGTTTTTAGGAATAACGCTTCGTCAAAGTCAATTGCTTTTGTTCCTAATGAGATAGGTTCTTTATCGTTTGCCGACATAGCATAACAGATAGGAACTCTAAAGCCTTTATATTCATCATCTTCACGCATGATAGAAACATAGTTACGATAATTCTCTGTAACAATTCCTTTATCTTCGTCTAGCCAACGAATACCGCATTTTCCGTACAATAATGACTGCATAATAGCATTTTGAAGTACGGAATAGTTTGTGACACCCTGTACATTGTGTCTATAAAGGAATGGCATAAGAACATTCTTGTCTAAATTCTCATCACCCGTTGTGATGCCGTTTGAGAATATAAAGTCAATAACCTTACCGATAACATATGGCAGCGTTGGTAGATTGTCTATCATCCAATCAATCTCGTCAAACTGATTCTTAAAGTTTGTCTTTATAAATCCGTTGATGCAGTCTGAATTGCAGTTTAGCATAGCTTCCATTACCTTTTCGGCTTCGGTTTCTGCATTAGAACTGTGAATATTTTGCGAAATGTTATGTGACACATAGGTATTGGATGCTAGTTTAACTCTATCTTTTTGTCTTTTCTTTGTTCTTCGACTCAAATTAGCACCTCCTAATCGTTCTTTGCATACGCAAGTATTTCACCGCTTAGATTATACATTAAACAACTGCGGACAGAAAGTACTGAGGAATCTAGGGCATCAGGAGAGTGTCCTAAGCGTTGTTTTATCTCCTCTTTAGGAATAATGGCTATCTTCTTATTGTTCTTCGATACAGTCCTTGTAGCAAGCAATTCAGGCTTTAATCTTTTGGCAACTTCCGTTGTGAAAGTCAATTTCTTACTGTCCATTAGCTGCTGAAAGTCTAAATACATTTCCGCTCTTAGATTGAAAGCATAAACCGCACTGTAATGTCTTGCTTTGATACGTGTTTTTGTTGGCCCTCCTTGGAAATTGACACCTTCAAGAATAAATCCTAGCTTCTCAGAGTATTTTGACAATCCTTCGGTCAACCAAGTACCGAAACCAACGTCAACACAAACATATTTGATGTTTAATGTCTCGATAATCTTAACAATCTTAGTAATAATCTTCTCAGATGTGACTCCTTGCACCCAAACACCATCTTTTAGATTGTAAATTGTCTCTATTTTGCAGTTTCCGTATCTATTTTGAGAGCATAAAGCAACATCTATACCGTCTTTTCCTGTATAAGCCGAGTCAACACCTAAGAAAAAACGCTTTTTATAGGAACTATCGGCTTTATCGTCGTCTAAAGTCATGGTTTTGAACATACTTTCATCTGAAAATTCCTCTAATTCGCATACTAAATAACGTTGGCAAGTACTTCTATTCTTGTAAAAATGAGAATTTAGTATCTGAGATGCACTTTTCATACGATCTTCTTCGTATGCAGTACGTACATCCATCCAAACAACCAATGTTCCTTCGGGGTATTTGTCGTTTGTCATGCAATCGTAGAACTCACCTCGTTTGTGGGGGTTGGAAATAGCAATTTCAAGCTCTTTTGAACCGTCAACACTTGAAAATTCCCTTCGTCCTATCTCGGCATACGCATCTTCACTGACTTGGGCAGCTTCGTCAATTATATAATCTCCACCCTTACCGATAGCGTTGTTGTTTTTCTTCGGGTCTACACTGTTTCCACCTAATGTAACGATTTCTACACATCCTCCGCCCTTAAAAGAAATCTTAGTCTTTGAAGTAGAAGTCTGCAATTTTTCAATCTTGTTTCCTGAATCTAATACAGAACTCTGAATAGACTCGTCTGCATTTTGTAAATGCCCTATTACTTTGGACATGATGATAGTCGCAGTTTCTCCTGTTGCGGCCGCAATTCGTACTTGATGTCCTTTATATGCACGATAAATAGCAATCATACCTAAAGTCCAGCTTTTCCCATACTGAGAAGTAGTAATTGCATATATCGTATCGTATCCCTCTACAACCGCACCGAACAACATAGCTTGTGTAAAGTGAAGATTGACTTGAAAATATGTCAAAGCCTCTCTTGCACCGATAACCGCAAGTCTAAAAGCTTCTTGTCTAGAAATATTAAGTCGTTTGTAATGTTCGGGGATATACCCTCTCGTCCAGTTCTTCAATTTATACTTCGGGGTAGCTTCCTTCAACAACCTAACAACTTCTTCTTGGCTCTTGTTAATAGATTTAGCTTCCTTTAAGTCCTCTACATCCTTAAAATACTGTTCCTTAACACTAAGAGTCTGTTTCTTCACTGTTATCATCCTCCTCGTGTTCTATTACTTCGGCATCTAAAAATTCACTTCCCATGTTGATTCCTAATATATCGTTGATTCTTTCTTCCGCAATCGCTCTTTTCTGTTCAACAGTAATATTATTTACACTTCCAACATTTAAAATATTGCTCTTCCCAATGCCATCCATTCTGTTTAATTCCTTTAAACATCCTAATCTGTCTTTCATGTCCTTTTCTTCGTCTTGAATGTTATCGCTAAGCCATTGTCTGCGTTGCTCTACTGTCATAACACTTCTTTGGTCTCTCTTTTTTACCCTTTCATGTATGACATTCCTAAATAAAGGACTGTTTAATATCTTATATCCCTTGTTATAAGCACTCTTATCGCTTAAATCAGGACGAATCTTTTGCATGGACTTAGTAATATTCCCACTCTTTGAATACTCGTCAAAGAACCTCTTAGCTTCATCCTCACGCTTTAATTCTGAAACACTCTTTGCCCTTGGCATACTCTCATCCTCTCTTTCTCTACCTCCCTACATTATAAATGATTCCTTTGCGGACGTTTTTACCCATATAAAAAATACATGAACTCATTTTTTTCAAAACTCGATTTTTCGTTTTCCTAAAAATTTTATCTAAAAAAGGGGGTGGTTTGCTATTATTTGCGTTAGCACTCTGTTGTATATAGTGCTAGGTGTAAAAAATGTGGTTTGGTCAAGAGGGAAAGCATGGGGTGTGTATAGTCAATTTTTCCTGTTGCGTTTTTCAAATCATGACCCCAAACGTATATATATTTATGTATGCATTTCATAAACAATTATTCAATTATGATCATGTAAATAGTTTTAGCAGCAATAAAAAAAGAGAGAAGAAAAAAGACAATAAAAAAGCTAGTTAAACATTTAAAGTTTTAACTAGCATAATAAATATATAATAATAAATGTTATGATAAATAGTAATATAATCCAAATCCAGTACTTGAATATAAAAGCAGCTATGAGAATGAATACAATTATAGTTGTAAGCTGATCAATCATCTATCAACAATACTTTCTAATAGGTGTAATAATAGCTTGATTATCTGTTTTTTCATCTATGATTAAAGCTGGTTTTAATTCACCATATAAACACATGACTAGTTCCGTAGTTCCTAATATATCGCATATCTTTTTTAAGTTGTCAGCGTTGAAGAAACATTTATAGCTTTCACTTTTTAATTCTATAATTTTCATTCCATCTTTTTCTTCTATTTGTTTGGCTTTAAGTTTGGCAATGATGTCTTTAAAATTAATATCCACAATTTCACCATAGTTTTTATCTGGTAAGCATCTTTCAATTTGTGGGTAATTACCTTCTTTATTATCCCATAAAGGTAATTTGTAGAATGTCTTAAGAATAAAAGCTATATAAGAATCTGTAAACACTTGAACATCATTACTATTTATAACGGTTTGATATGCATATGATAAGCAACTTCTACAATTTGAAAAACGTTTTTTATTATCATTCAAAAATTTTAACGCTTTCTTCTGGGGGTCTTGTTTTCTATTTTTTAACCCCATGTTTTCATTATATACATCTATTTTAAGTTCATTTATAACATTATCTAATAATTCAGAATTATATGGATTTTCTTTTAATTTTAATAATTTATTTAATATTGTTTCAGTTTTCATTTTTTTTCATCCTTTCAATTAATTATATATAAGTGGTAAAACTATGTTTGATACGCCTAAAACCATAAAAAACAACAACGCATCGAAACATATATATAAGTAGAATTTTAAGAGTGCAAGCAATAACACTTGAAAGTTGTTAAGTTTGTCTAGATGTTTTCTATTCATCATCATAATCAATCCTTTTTTCGAATATATCCCATATCATATTAATACCGTCTTTATCGTCATATCTTGCAAATATAACATAGTAGTTACTTTGCCATGGGTTTAAATAATGTTCTTGTAATAATGCGAGACCTTTTTTGCAATAAATAATGAAATTGTCAACTAGTACGCCGTCACACATATATTCACACCAGCAGCAATCTTTTTTATTCTCTCTTTGCTGGTATTCCCATTTATTATATTGTGATGGGCTTAAATAGAATTCTCTCATGTCATTACACCTACCAATCAATTTTAATACTAGTCAAAACATAATCCCAACTAGTGCCATAGTGAGTAACGCCCCAAAGATACATATCAAGCGTTTCGTTATAATAAACAATTTCATTTATTTCAGTTAACAGGCGGCCGCCCAAATCATCTACAATGTACCATTGAAAGACCTCTTTATCGTCTTGTTCTCTTTCAAGATCTTCTATTTGTTCATTTATTTCATTTATTTCATTTTCTAAAATTTGTGATGGGCTGTTTTCGTTTTCTTTTTCTAACTCTTCCTTTTTTTCTTCCAACTCTTCTATCTCTTCCGTATTGTCAATAATACCGCTCACTTGATCCCAATAACCAATGTCATATGTCAATGACATAATGTCATTATTTAATACAGCATCGAAACACTTTGCTAGTGTTGCATAATCAACTCGTCCATTTTGCATACCGTACTCACTGATCGAATTTCCATAATAATATTTTTTTTCCATTTTCTTTTTAACCCCATACTGATATAATTAGGACGTATATATATTTGGGGCTTAACCTCCATTTTCTTCTATATTATATATATACGCTTTTTTAGATGATCGTTTAGTTGTCAGCTGCTACGATCATCTTTTTTTATGTCTTGTTTTTGGCAGTCACCCCTTTTCTATATGCCTATTATACCATGATATCGATATATAATCAACACTTTTTTTGCTTTTTGTTCACGAATCGTGAATATAATAGCGGAAATTTTTATAACAACACGTGTTTTTGTCTAAGAATCGTGAACAATTTACAAAATACAAAATATACAAAATACAAAATTTTTCGCCGATTACAAAATACAAAATACAAAATTTATTTTTTATATTGACAAGATTTTGTTTTTTGAACACTTAAATTATGCTTTAAATAAAGGAAAACTGTTTATTTTCGTGAATAAATGTTAATTTAAGCAAATAAGACAATAAAAAAACCCATCAAACTTCATTAGAACTTGATAGGTAAATGAAACTAGTAATAATAGAGTATATATCTTATTCTTATAGGGTTTGGAAGACTCTGTGGAGGACGTATCTCCTCGCTTTTTCTTTCCCCCGATGTCAAAACCCCTCTTTATCTCCCCCCGAACCTCTTTCCTATTATATATATGTATCGAGGGACTTAGATATATCACTTTTTCATAGATCAATCAATTAAAATATGCAGAACTGTTTATAATATAGGCTCTGTACGGCTATTACAGAACCTTAAACCATACAATCTTCAAGATATAGAATTAATAAAGAATTTCTAAAGGAGTATGAAATGAAATATCTGCCTATTCATTCCAGTAGTAGTATATGACTACGCTATGACAATTTATGAACCAACTTAAACCAATTTTTTGTGTAAACATTATGGAACTTATCGTGTTTATTGCGCATATTTGATTGTATGGACGTTTCTATATCTCTGAATTTACTTGTTTTTCTTCTTTTCCCCCGACCTCTGTTGCGTTCCTAGGCTATATATTGCATTATTTTCTGTTGCGATTGTAGCCCTTGGATTTGTAGGGGCCATTGAAGAATACGGGGCACAAATTTTATTGCACTCATAGGGCGTAATTTCTATTGCACCCTCACCCTTCAATTAATATTGCACTTACACCGTTATAATATCCTCAGGTCTCCCCGAGGAACTCAATTCTGAGTAAGTAGAAGTAAAAAATGTCTCGTTAGAAAGTGGCAATATTTGGTCTTTTTTAGGTACTTCCTAACTACATATATTATACCATTTTTCAATGCGGACGTGTGAAAAAAAATACGATAAAAAAAGGCTATTTGTTGTTAGCCTCTTTCTTTTCTCTTTCCAAGTCATTAAGTATTAATTGCCTAATATAATTGTTCTTACTAGGTACAGAATCAAGCTTTTCTATTATCTCTGCTTCATGAGTTTTATGAAATTTTAGAAGGATTTGTCTTATATGTTTTTTTTCGTACTTCTTATTTGCTCTTAATTTTGCTTCGCTTGTTTTTGCCATAGATTTTGCCCCACCATACTCTTTGATTTCATTACCTTTTTCATCCAATTTGAAGAATTCCTGATAATAAGCATTACCAGTTTGACATGAAATCATTAATTCGATTTCATTATCACTCATTTCTGATAAAAGCTCAGATATTTTTTCCTGATATTCTTCTAAATCTTTCGGTTCAGAATAACAATCACATTTTTCAATGTCATTTTCCTCTGCCACGTAATCTTCAATATCATCATAATGAATTACTTCATGATCTAAAAGTTCTTCCATCAATTCACGAGCACTGTTGTAGAAACATACCCATCTCCATCTCATGTGTGTTGGTTGTCCTACCCATTTTTTCGATTGTCCATTATAACTGTTAAGCATCATTGTTTTGTCCTCCTAAGTACATAAGTACTTTTCTTTACACCAATAGTATAGCATATCATTATATCTTTGTATACAATTAATTTAATAAATTTTTAAATTCTTTTGCATAATAAAAAGGCTATAAACATATTTACCGTTTTAAACGTGTTTTTAGCCTTATCTTTATTTACCCTAACAAATACTCATCTCAATCTATTTTGCTCGTTATAATCACTTCTAGACGTGTTTAAATTGATTTTAAGAGTTTTTTCTTCTTTTTCTACGCAAGTTGTATTCTTTATCAATTAAAATCTGTAATATCATTGTTCTGTCAACTAGATATTCAATTCCATCACTATTGAAACCAACGATCTTACACCACCAACGATTGTAGGTATAAGGTTTAGTCAATACAATTTGCACTAATTCATTTTCATCAAACAAGGTTGCCATTGCTACATCCCCTGCTCTTAGACCAATATTGCCATGGTAATTAAACCATCCTCCGCAGGTTTCTTTGAAATGCTCGTATTCTGTATCTCTTCTAGGCATCTAGATAATCCCTATCTGAGTTAATAATGCACATTTTACTTCTTTTTCTTCTTGTCTATTGAGTGGTTTTATATGCCACTTAACATTTTCTTTGTTGATTGTTAAAATTTGTTCCGCTTTTGCCATTCCATACTCATGTCCTGTATCTACCGTTACGTGACAAGGCAAATCCGTTCTTTTTAAATTGCTGGTAATTGGAATTACATTCACTGTTTTACTTCCTTTATTCTGAATATCGTTTGAAATAACGATACAAGGTCTCCTTTTATAAAGAATTGTATTACTGTATTTCGGTAAATCACACCAGTAAATGTTATTGTTTAGGATTTCCATAATGATAACCTCCTATCCTCTCTAATTTATCCTCTAAATTTCTGCTATGCTGCTGCAACCCGTATATCTTTCTATCTCTCTCAATTAAAGCCTGTTTAATTAATTCCATATCATTATATGCTTCATATAATCCGTTGTCTTTTAGAGTTTTTTCTATGTTTTTAAAACTCGTCTCTACTTGAGTTGTTGCTATCATCTTCTTCATTCCAATCCATTCCGTACACGTCGTCTACTGCATCATCCTCATCTTCCTTGACTGGAACACGTACAATTTTAGTTCCAATTCTATGCGTGAATAAAATACATACTGCCCAAATTGGATGAACATGAATTACCATGTATGCAGTAAATACCATTACCGCTATATTATGAATTGCTATACTTAAATACATCATTTTGCTATTTTCTCCTTCACATATGTAGCTTTCAAATTTTCTACTTCGACCCCTTCTTTACTCCGTGCAGCATCCCAAATTTCATTTAATAATGAATCTACAACATTGCATGAATCACTGTTATTAACATCAGGAACACTGATTTTCAATTTAATCAGTACGTCTGTACTTTCTTTAGGCTTATTTCGTTTCTTCAAACCCATCATATCCATATCTCCTATGTTGATATTTGTATTTTCTAACTTCATATTCCGCTTTATTTAGATCATCAATCAATCTACAATTTTCAAGTTCCAATTCATTAATTCGTTCTGAAACAATTAAGGAATAAAGGAGCATTGCAGCTATGCCCCCTATTAAAAATCTTGCAAAGAAATAAATCATCAAACCACCTCACAATTTTCTAGGATATCTTTAATTGATTCATTTTTATCCACATTTTTGAAATATCCTTTTTCTTTCAAACTTTTTAATTGATAACAACCATTAAATTTACATCTATCATCTACATGACTGTATGTATTTATTAAGTCGTATTCAAATTGTGTAAATTTATATTTCGGCTTTTTGCATTTACTTGTCAACCATGTGATTCTATTTCTTTGACAATTGCCACATTCAAATTCACAATGTTTACATTGTATATATGCACACGACTCAATTTTTCCATTCACAACGCCAAAATCACTGCAATCTTCTTTTATTAAATCATCATAATAACGTTCTAAATTTGTTTCTTGCTTTTCTTCAAAATGTTCATTTACTAATTCTGTAAGTAAATTTATATCTTCTTTGAATTTGTTCATTGCACTCATACAGTTATCGAAATTGTAGTATGATTCTTTCATGCGTTCTAAAGCTTCTATATATTCTTATTTTGTTTTCATTAAATCCACCCCAATTCTTCGCATTGCTTGTTAATTGCTTTTAATAAATCACAAGTAATTATATATGCCTCATAACCATTATCATTTAACACAATTTCTTTTTCCAATAAATCAAACATGACTTCAATCCAGTAAAATGTATCATATAACTTTTTACTGTACTTAATCACATCTATATCAGTACTTCTTCTATACCCTAGCTTTTCAAACATTTCTCTAGCGTTCATCTTCATTTTCTCCTTCTAACTTCTGCCCACAGAATGGACAACGTGGATAATACCTGTTTCCATGATACGTTGGGATAGGAACAACTCCATGTTTGCAAGTTGGACAACATAACATCAAATCACCGCATGGCCCAAATTCAATATCAATAGGTTTCTTTGGTGTTTCCTTTTCAACTAATTGTTGAATTAATTGAATATCCATTTCATCTCGATAGCATTTGAAATTAATACTTGTGTGTGATAGAGCAGAAACATTTAACCATGCTTTTTCGTATTTATTCATATGCCTTTAATTCCTCTTTAAGCTCGTTTATAGCTTCTTTAACTTGTTTCAAGTCTAAATCTACGTTGCTAACTAAATCTGCCATTCTACAGTTTGAATAGCCTTGTAATGCACTCTCTAAAGTTGAGTGAAAGGAAATCTGTTTCTTGATTTCCGTTTCTACTCCTTCTTTGCTTTTTTGAATTGCATCTTGAACTAGCGTATAGCTTTTTCCATCTGATACAATTCCATACCCGTTTTTTAAATTAATCATTTTCTTTCTCCTATCTTTGCATATTCTAGTGATTCAATAAATGTTCTGAAAAGTTCGTTTTCTTTTCGTAATTCTTCAATTTTTCTTGCACTAAGTTCAATGTAATCTTCATACCGTTGCTCTAATCGGTATAGTAATACACTGTTATTAAAATCAATTAATTTTTGATTCTTATCAATATATCCTTGATACGTTTTAATCAACTTATCAATTCTTTCTTCAATCATCTTTATTTTCTTCTTTCTCTTTTAAATATTCATTATATTTATTTGCTATAAATTCATCCATATCTTGCTTTGTGAACCCTAGATTTAATAAGTCATCTTTGTAATTCATTCCATATGTCCACGAATCTATATCCAAATATTGTTCTAGTGAATAGCCATCAACATTTAAATATTTACAATTACATTTAAGAATGAATTGCTTATACCGCTCTATTTTGTCGACTAAATCCTTTTTTTCTTTTTCGGCTTTTGCAACATCTTCACTATGTTGTTCTTGTTCCTCTTTTAGTACTTCTTTTAAATACTCGTTATTAAACTGTAACGTATCATATTTTACTAGTGACATTTGAACAAACGCTTCCATTAGTACCCCTCTTTCAATCTTTCTTTATTGATCTCATTCTTACGAATATACTCTTTATAGATTTCTTCAATCGAATATCCTAAATTCCATCCTAGTGCAATTACATAGGCTAATACGTTATCATCTCTTGTTAAACCGATTACGCAGCTAAATGCGTATGCCTGTCCAAATCCTAAATCCGTTTTCAACTTATTGTAATTCCACTTAATATCCTCATCCATATAACATCCTGAACCGAACTTGATTTCGTACATCAACGCAAAGTGAACAACATCAATGTATTCCTCAAATACTTTAGCTTCGTCCTTAGGCTCTTGCGTGAACTTCCACCAACACCAATCAGCTTTTTGAGCGTGCATCAATTCGCCTAATTCGTCAAACAATGCACTTTCTAATTGGATTTTAGAAACGTAGTCAACATTATGTTTCTTAAATACTTCCACATCATATGATTTCTGTCTTTCAAGCATATCTTTAATTAATTCTGTATTTGTCATTTAGTTCTCCTTTAAAACATACTGTTTTATAAATCTTCGTGCATATTGTGGATGAATCATACTCCTTTGCGTTTGCACACTGTATTCACCTTTTTTGACCTTAGAAATTACTTTCTTAGGTACAAATTCAATAGGTTCAAAGTCTAAGTTGTTTTGTACTTCACAATTAATGAACCAATATTGTGTTGGCTTCTCGAAATAATCTCCGTCCATTCTTCGATTTTTATCAATCATAGAAGGCTTTATGCACCAATAACTTGTTAAGTAATGAGGTTGCGTATATGGATTTTCAATAATCATCTGCAATCCTCTTTTTTTCTGCTACAACAACTAACATACTGATTAATTCATATAACTCATGTAGTTCATTATGCAGCTTCATGCTATATTCTAGCTTCTTTATATCATCCCAATTTTTTTGTTGCTGGGCCTGTCCTCTAAACCAAAGAGGAACTTTTGCTTCAAACCTTGTACAAGGAAAGAAAGCAATGATTAAATCCTCTTTCTTTATCCTGTCAAATATGGAAGGCTCGTTATGATACCCCCCCCCGAATCTCTTTGAACAAATCAATAACATAATCAGTTTGATTGAACTCATTTTGAATGTCGTAGTCATAAGCATTGATTCCTAGCTTTATGAACTCATTCTTAAATGTTCCTGATTGTTCAAATAAACAATGTACTTCCATCTTTTTTACTCCTATTTAAAACAACGTTTCTTGTTCATATTTTTTACCATTGCACGTAAATACTTTTGATTTATTTTTCTTTCTCTTGTTCTATGTTTAGTTGTTTAAAAATGGCACAAAGCACATCAACCACAATACTGTTTCCAAACTGTTTGTATAGTTGCGAATTGCTATTCACCACTTCCATTTTGTCAATATCTTCATCTGATACACCCATCAGCCGTCCACACTCTCTCGGTGTTAGCTTTCTGATACGATATTTCGTTGCAATATGGCTATTCGCATATCCGTGTGTACCTGCTACAAGATTTGTCGATATCCCGTTATCGGAAATAACTGTACCACATTGGGAACCATTGCTTGATATCTGACCAACTTTTTCAATTCTAACAACTTCTTGGTTTTGTGCGGTTAATGTAGGACAGGTATTACCTTTGTCTTGCACTCTTCCTCTTCTTGTTTTACTGTTAGGATAGCTTGCGTCAAAGCAACCTCCTATTTCACATTCAGTAGATCCACCCTTTGTAGCTTGTTTGATTTTTACGTTTTCAAGCAATAAATTATCTTTTTGAACACTCGTTAAGCAATTGCTTGTTCCTTGCATATTTGCCTCTAATCTCTGCTCTGTTGGGTTTCCCACAGTTCTATCTGACGGATTATCAGAATTTCTTCCACGCATAGCAACTATCTGACTTTCAGTACATATTTTAATCTGTTGCGTACCACCACCATCAATTGTTGTGATATTAGGGCAAAGTGCATTTTCGTCATATACTGTGTTTGATTGGTGTTTGCCTGTGCCATTATCCATGAATCCCAACTGTTTTACTTCAAGAATTTTCGGTTGCAATCCTCCGTCTCCACAAGTGTTCATTGTTGGTGCAACGCCATCTGCATCATAAACACGATTAGCACTTTCAAATGTATGGTCTATCGTGTTGTCCATTTGCCCTATTATTTTTACATTGTTTTGAAATTCCTCTACGTGAGTCTGTCTTCCAAAATTGTGTTTTTGTAATGTACCATTGTCAATAAGCCGATTTATAAGCTTGTCAGACTTTTCATTGTTGATGTAATACTTTTCTTCTACATTATCCTCAAGATAGGCTTTCAACTTCTTTTTTAGTGGTATCGGACGTGGAAAATCATATGAGTAATTGCCAAGAAACGAAATCATAAAGCACCTGTTTCTGTTCTGTGCCACTCCATAATTTTTAGCATTTAAGTCTTGCCAGTAATTCATGTACCCAACTGATTCAAGGAATGAGATCCAACTTTGGAAGTCTTCTTTATTTTTCTTTCCATGCACTTGTGGAACATTTTCCATAAGTAAAACTTGTGGTCTTTCATCCATTTCCTTTAAAAGTCTTTCAACTTCCCAAAGCAATCCAGAACGTGTTCCACTTCCTTTTTTCATTCCTTTCATCTTTCCAGCTACCGATAAATCTGTGCAAGGAAAAGAGTATGTCATGATGTAGCAATACTTATCTGTATTCGTAACTTCTAAATCTTCTGCATGAATATCTCTGATGTCCATAACTTTGAAGTCAGTTCCATGAACTGCGTTGTATGAATTGATCGCAAACTTATCGAACTCAACAACTTTGTAATGTTCAAATTCTGCTCCTATTCTTTTCAAAGCCATATCCTGCAAATAATTCTATAAGTCTAATTGGCTTTGTGATTTTCACTTCTTCGCACAGTATATCGAAAATCGTTAGCTGCTTTTCACTGATATTTTCCATTTATTCACCATTCCCAACATATTCCCCAATGTATAGACTTCCTTCAATTACATACAGATTCATAATGTTTTCCTTTGTTGCACCTAGAAAATCCTTACCAGGCTTTTTAAAAGCTAGTTTTCCATCTCTTGTACAGTATTTGTATTTTTTATCGCCTTCACATTTCATAACACTGTACATAAGTTCATCATCATATCTTTTCGCAATCATCTAGAACGGCATCCCTTCGTCATTATCATAATGTTCAGGATAAGACTGATAATTTACTTGATTTGTAAATGGTACTGTTTGAGGTTGCTGCATCTGTTGTGATTGAGGTTGATACATTTGTTGACTCTGTTTTTGACAAGTCTGTTGATAAGCTTGTGTTTGTGGCACTGTCGCATTGTTTAAAGCCAATTCTACGTCCATAACATAAACGCTAGTCTTATACACCTTCTGATTCTCTTTGTTCGTGTATGAGCTTTTCTGAAGCTTTCCGTCAACTGCGATATGTTGTCCTCTGAATCCATATTGATTAATGTGTTCTGCATTTTCTCCCCAAGCGGTGCAATCGAAGAAAGATTTATGTTCTTGTCCGTTTTTTCCTTTCTCTTTAACTTCAATTGAGAAGTTACATAGGCTTTGTCCTGTAGCAGTTTTCTTTAAAACAATATCGCTACCGATTTCGCCTGATAAAATAACTCTGTTCATTTCTTTTCAACTCCTTTATACAAATTCAACACCTATTGAGTTAGGTCTTATCCCTTCTATCATCTGATACATATGTGATTTAGAAATGAAATTCTTTCTAGCACACTCGGCGATTGAAGAATAAACCGTATCGCCTATTCTAACTTTCTTCTTGTTTCTTAAACCTTGAGTCTGAGCTAATTTGATAACTCTTAGGTTTTCAATTTTCATTTCGCCTTCCCAAACGATAGAATCATTCTTTTCTATTTCCCCAACAAAAGCTTTGTAGGCTTCAAACAATACATTCAAGTATCGTTTACCTTCTTTAAAGTTCACTACAACTCTGTAAATTGATTCCGTTTCCTTTTTAGCCTTCATTTCCTTTTGGTTTCCTTTTAAGTCAACAGAAACAACTCTTAAATAACTTGTAATGTAATATCTGATTCCTGTTTTACTTTCGCCAAGTAGTTGGAATTGTTCGTCATCTTGACTTGTTACTTTTCTTCTTTTTTCCTCATCCGTTTCAGTAGGAAGAAGAACACATCCTTTGTAGGTTTCCTCGTTTCTCAACATCTTATGGAATTGAGCGTTTGTAATGCCCAATTCCCTCATTACATCTTTTGAAGATACGATTCCACGTACAACTGATATATCGTTTTTATCCAACATATAATATTGCACTTGCTACCCCTCCTATTTTTATCCGTTCATCAAATCTCCCAACATCTTCATTCCTTCCTCCTTTTTAGGAGGTGCAGGCAATTGATCGTGTTGTTGATACATTTCCAAACTGATTTGACCTGAATTTAATAACTGTACTTCTTCTTCACAAATCTCTTTATAGGCTTGTAAAAATCTATCTCGGTAGTATTGCAAGTCTTTTTTATTACTCCAAGCAATATCTCTTAACAGATAGCTTCCTCCGAGTGCTTTCTGAATGTTTCTAGGAAGTTTATCGTAGTTTACCTTACTAGTATGAGGGTCACATTTAGCGTTCCTTAAAACGATTTCCCAAGCCTCTCCAGCTTCCTTAGTTTTTCCGATTGCAGTTTTACTGATTCTTGTTTTGACTTGAGCTACGTTTGGAGCAAACTCTCTTGTGTCACTTTGAATGATTTGATTCACTGCTTTTGCTACAACCAAGTATTCATAATCCTTAAAAGACACTTGCCAAAGTTTTAAATAGGCTTGTGTATCTTCTTGGGTCATGTTTTTGTAGCTCATTGGGTAATTGATTCTTAGCACCTGTAAGATTCTTTCAGTTTCTTCTAATGTCAAAATGCATACCCCATTTCTTTTCTCGTCAATTGTCTTTGACCGTTGTTGTTATTGTTCTGCAACTTGTAGAATGTTGACCATGTATGTACAATGCTCTGATTTACAATAGCAATCTTGGTAACATCATCTACTGCCAAATTATCTAATACATTTAAAGATAATTTCATAGCTCTAACAGTAAGAGGTTTTCTTGCTTTCGTACGCATTTCTACAAAACCATGCAAAGCATCTTGCAAATCTTTGTTTTCTGTATACTCTGCAATAACAGAATTAACACTTTCTTTTTTTATATTTTTTTCTTTATATTCATTAGTATTTAATTCTTTAGTATTTAATTCTTTAGTTATTTTATATACGTCCCTATTTTCAATATCTTCATTTTCAATATCTTCATTTTCTATATCTTCATTTTTGAGATGTAGTAATTCTTCGTCATGGTTTTCATTATTCTCGAAAATAATATATTCCCACTCACTGATTTTTCCGTTGCAGTATCTTCTTCTTCTAACAAGATAGTTGTTATCTTCTAATTCATTCAAAACACTATTGATCGTGTTTTTACTTTCTTTACAGATACCTTCCAATCCTTTAACTGAATAATGCCATTTATCAGGTAAAGACAACATCATGCTGAGCAATCCTTTTGCTTTAAGTGATAGGTTTTTATCTCTTAGATGAGTGTTACACATAGTTGTGTAATTCTCGTTCTTAATAGTTCTAATCACTGCCATTCTTAACACCTCCTAACATTCTGTACCTATGTACTTTGTATGAAACGTTATTGCGACACTAAATGCACTCCAGATGTCACTCTTAAATCCGTAGAAATAACCAGGTTCTTTTTTGGTTCCTTTTCCTTTGTTTGGAGTGTCTTTAGCGAACAAATCAATTAACGCTTGTCTAATAGTTGCGTCTGTCGCTTTCATAGAGTGGCATAGAGCCATTTTTTCTTCACTTCGGTATATTAATGTAGGTTCAATATCGAAAGCTTCAAATTGCTCTAATAAACGCCCTATAAAGTAACAAGTTTCAAATGTTGTTTGACCTACAGGCATACCGAAACTTTGTATTCCTTCAATCGCTACATAATCAATTGGATAATTCTCTGCTTTCCAATTTGAGATTTTATCTTGCAATTCTTTGTTAAGAATTTTTCCTTTATCTACAACTGCCGATAAATCATTCTCAACTACAACAAATGCACTGTATTCATTTGCTGGGTCAATGCCTAAAATCATCTTACGCACCTCCGATTTCAAACTTAGTGACCTCGATTTTTTTCTTAGTCGCATTCATCTTGGCTTCGATACTTTCATAAGCGGTTTTGAAACGTTTTAAATCAGAATCAACTTTTGCAAGCTTAGTTCTTTCATCTGCTACTTTCTGACAAGCTAGTGCTTCAAAGAATTTAATACTTGGTGCTTTTCCATCATGGTCACGCTCCCAAGTGCTTCGCTCAACATAAATTGCATTTGTCATTTTATTTTCAATATCTGCTTTAAGAATGTTCGATTGTTCCTGTAATCTAGCCATCATTTCACCAATTAGGAACATTTGATTCGCAAGGTTTTCTACGTTTAATGCCATTTCCATTACTGCACTTTCATCAGGAATATAAGCATCTACTAAAATCTCAAGTTGTTCTTGGATTTCTTCATCTTTCCAATATTTAACTTTGAATGGATTGTATTTAAACAACAGTTCATTTTGACTTAGCATTATATTTCACCTCTGATTCATCAATATGTCCGTAGATACGTTCTAGGTACTTAATTGCAATCTCTCTCAATTTCTTTCCTTTAGGACTTTCTGAGTCCATGATTCTATGACAACGTTGGCAAGCACAGACTAGGTTTTTTTCAGAACCTAGTCCGCCATTGCTTCTTGAAAGAATTGTGTGTGCTAATTCAATGCGATATGTACTTCCACAAAATATGCACATTTGATCTCTTTCTTTTACCAACTTTCTAGTTTTTAAATCTATATCTGTAGCTTGGCTACGTTTTGATTTATACAAGACTTACACCCTCAGGTTGTGGTTCATCAGGTTGTGAATATGTTTGTGGTTGAACAGGTACTTGTTCAATCTGTTGTGTAGGTTGTTGGATTGGAGTTTCATCCAATTTCATATCTACATTCATTTCTTCCTCTGAATACATCTGTTGGAAATCGTTAGGGAATGTTTCTCTTAACGCTTGAGTAATGGCAACTTTACGAACCATAGTGGCGGCTTTAGTGCTCCATTGTGAGTTAAGCTTTCCGTCCTTAGTTCTTCCTGCGTATTCTTCAAATGATACTTCAATGTGAGTTGGATGAGATACATTCTTTCTAAATACATCTGCCCATCCACCTACAACTTCTTCACGATCTTTTAAGTAGAAAGCACCTTTTCTGTATGTCAACTCACCACTTTCGTTATTAATTACGATAATTCCTGCATCTAAACCATCAAATTCTGAATTTCTTTCGGCACGTTTCAAGAAAACATCTTTTGAAACTACCATTTGAGCTGGTGTAGTGTTTCCATACTTGATTAAATAGCAATCTTTAATGAATGGATTCAAACCTTGTGATTTACACAAATTAATGAAATACACAACTTCTTGGTCTGTAATTTGACCATTACCATTTACTAAGTAATTTCTTACGATAGCTGGAGATAATTTAACTTTTTCTCCGTTGGCAGAAAATTCTACCAATTGATTGTCATTCTTTTTAGCAATATTGTTTTGTAACATAATTAACATTCTCCTTTTTCTAAAATTGATACTTTCACATCATGTTCTTTAATAAATTGATTTAAAATTGGATTAAAAGCCTGTAGCTCTTCCATAGAGCCTTCAAAACGGAATATACAATATCTTCCTCCTCTTGATTGGCAATGAGCCTGAGGTGTTTCAAATGGAGTCTGAGAAGGTACTGCATTTACTCTTTCCATTTGAGCTTGTTTAGATTGTTCAATCTGAGCATTTACTTTTTCTTGAAGCTTTGCTTTGGCTTCCTTGATCTCGTTTATACGTTCCGTAGCTTTGCTTAAATCCAATGTCTTGCAGAATAATTGGATAACTTGTTCTGCCTGTAATTCATCTTCGGGAAGTGAAGCTTCGATAAAAGATAATTGTTCTTCGGCTTTCAAGAACTTGTTATTCAATGATTCTTCAATTTCTTTAGGCTTAACAGACTTGTTCAAATATCTTTCTTCAAAGACTAAATCAAATGGGTACTTATCATTTGTCATGTTTGTCCATAGCTCTTTGATTTGATTTTTCTTTAATTCTTTTTCTGCGTTATCAACTTCATTGATTCCAGCACCCAATTTATCAGATGCTGCTTTGATTGTTTTCTCAACTGCCATGATGTCTTTCTTGTCTTGCAACCACTGAGCAAATACATCATTTTCAACTTGTTTACGCTTATCAGATACAAGCTTTACCAAATTGTTTAAAGCAGCTCTATCTGTTTTAGCCTTCTTATAGTTGTCTTCATCTACTACATAGTTGTAGTGCTTTAAACCTTCTTTGATTTCAGGTAATAAATCACTTGCATTTGTGTACACTTTTCCGTTTTGTGCACGTACCTCTAAATTAAATTCCATATTTCCATCTCCTCTTTTCTATATAGACAATGTGATAGGTGGTTCTACATCATTCACGAAGTACCTATCCCATTTTTCTATCATTGCTTGTTTTAGATCGTTCATACTGTCTAAAGCTTCTTCTTTTCGATATGAGCGTTCTATAATTCGTGCATCACCATCTGCAAATCTTAGTTCTGCACAATAAATAACAAAGTCAAAATCCGTAACAATCAATCCCTCTAATGTTTGGCAATAATAGTTATCAGGAACTGTTTCACTTCCTTTTGTTCCCCATTTCTGCAAACTCTGAGAATTGATTATCTTAGATGTTTTGATTTCCAAGATTCCACGTTCTCCTGTTTCCTTGTTGTAAATCAATCCATCAGGACTGTATCTCAAGAACTCATGTTCCTTAGAAACCAATGTAACGTTATCTACATATTGAACATCTAGTTCAGGATGTTTCGCCTGAAATAATGTTCTTAAACAAGGCTCTGCGGTATTTCCATATTCAATCGCATCATTTGTAATTTGTTGTGAACCGAATTTTTTATCGTGCCACAACTGATTTAATGTTTTCCATGGATTCAAATCCATGAAACAAGCTGCATCCGAACCGCCGATTCCACGACCACGTTTTTTCAACCATTCTTCATGGCTTCCGTACTTTTCAACACTGAATTTATCTGTGTCTTGATACAGATTCATTTTTCACCTCTCCTTTTAATACGTACTTGGCATATGATGTTTTCTCTCCAAACCGATTTTTTGAAGTTTCTGTTTGAGTTTCAATGTCATACCCCAAGTCTCTTAAATCCCATATACGAGCACCCAAACGAGTGATTCCATACTCTTTAATAGCTTCTAAAGGAGTGATAGAACCATATTCCTTTAGGTGCTTGATAACTCTTTCTGTTTGTGTCATTTTACAAACCTCTTATGTACCAATTAGCTATCACCATGAAAGCTAGAGAAACTAATAAACAAATAAGAGAACAAATGTAATTGAACTTGGCAGCTTGATTAACCATATGCGTTTGTTTTTGACTTCTAACTAGCATTGAATACTGAGTTTCGTACTCGTTATTAGCAAAAGAAGGAAGCGTGATACAATCGCCTAATTCAACTGCTTTCTTCTTTGCGGTTGATTTAGAACCAGGCTTCTTCTTCTCTTTCTGCTTTGCAGAAGTCGTAGCAGTAGTCTTCGTAACTGTACTCATCTTGTTCTTCCTCCTCATCTTCATCAATGTATCTGTTGTCATCTAACTCTCTTAAATCATCTACATCCACCATGTTGTTCACACCTTTCTTTGAACTCAGGAAACATCCTGATAAATAACTTTGTTGGAACTTTCTTTGTATCTATCACTTTGGATAGATTGGACTTTTTGTAAGCCTCAGATTCGCATATAAGATTCAACATCTTGTATGCAGTCTTTTTAGAAACACCAAGCTCCATGATGTCTCTATAGCCAAGCAACACTTTCATTCCTTAACGCATTTTTTCCCAACTTCAAATCCACACATATAAATGTTTTGAAGCATTGAAGATACGTTTACTAAATCTTCATTAGAACATCCGATCTTGATTAGAAGATCTAACACTTTTCCTTCCCAATACACTGAGTCTTGGAATAATCTAATTGAATCTAATCTGTCACTTTCTAATCTTCTACTTGGTTCTGCCATTTTGTTCACCCCTTCTGTTTATATCCCTTTTTTTGGGATGTTTATCTTAAAAAAATTTTTGCTCTGTCTTCATCTTTATCAATATGCAAAATTTCACACATTTTAGTAGCTTCATCCGTATAAAGTCTACATTTGCCTGTTACTTTTAAAGAGAGTGAGTTTTTGCTGATTCCAAGCTTTTCTGCTAACTCTCTTTGTGACATATTGTTTCTTTCGAGCATCATTTTATAAAGCCCTCTGTCCATAAATTCTCACCTCTTTCATCACTTTTTCGGGTCATCTAAAGTATATCACGTTTGAATTAAGTGTCAACCATTTTTTGGGATATTTGTTTTAATTTTTTTATTATGTCATTGCTAATTTGGGATATTACAAATATAATATATTTAGCAGATAATACTTTAGGAGGTGGATATTAATGAATAATGTAGTATCTGATAGGATTAAAAAAGCAATAGAAAAAAGCGGGTATTCATTTGTTGAATTAGAAAAGAGGACAGGAGTTTCTAAATCAGCCTTACAAAGATATTCTCAAGGAGTAACAACTAAAGTTCCTGTTGATGTCGTAAATGCAATTGGAGGTGCTACAGGGATTTCACCATTCTACTTGATTGGTTGGGGTGACGATCCTAATTATTTCCCTTTGAAAGATATCAAAGATAAATCAATTCCTTTATATTCTTCTATATGTTGCGGTATGGGATTATTTGTTGAAGAACATATCGAAGACTATATTGCCGTTCCCGATAGGTATATAAATTCTAACAAGGAATACTTTGCTAATATTGCAAAAGGTGATTCCATGATTGGAAAAGGAATCAATGATGGAGATACGTTAATATTTGAGAAAACAAACGTGTTGGAAAGTGGACAAATCGGCTCTTTCTGTATCAATGATGGAAATGATTGTGTATGCAAGATATTTAGAAGATTAAATAATGGAATGATTGTATTGGAAAGTGCAAACCCAAAATACGACCCAATAATCATTGATGTTACTAACGAGTGCTTTAGAGTTATTGGAAAGCTAGTTTGTAAGTTCAGCGGTGTAGAATAATAATTATGAAGTTTAGATAACACACTTAAATGTATGTTTTTATTTTTTAATTATGTTCACTTTCGGTGTACTTTATGATATATTTTAGATGGGTATTTAATTCAGTACTTGTGATTACAATGTATAAATGAAAGAGGTGAGGACATGAACAAATTCAAAGGTCAAGGGTTAGCTTTAAAACAGTTTAGAAAGGAATGTGGCTTTACAAATCAAGAAGTTGTTGATAGAGTAGGAAAATCGCCTATGTGGCTATCTGATATTGAAAATGGAAAAAGGAACATATTCTTTAAAGATGCAAAAGATCTATGTAGAATATATGGACGTACTTTAAATGAGTTATCTGAATTAGTTGATCAATATGAAAAATAGATTATAAAATTTAGAGGAGGAAACTTATTCATGGATAATAACGAAACAGGACAAACACTTAAATATTTCAGAAAAAGAGCAAATCTTACACAAAAAGATGTAGCTAAATTCATGTCAAAAAGTCAACAATGGGTTTCTGATATTGAAAATGGTGTAAGTACTTTGCTTTGGGATGACCTAAAAAAGATTTGCAAATTGTATAATACCACCCCATCTGAATTTGAGCACAAAGAAAATGAATCTATGTAGTAGAAGTAAAATTTCTTTTTTATAAAAAAACGAGGTGATACTATGGGCAACAAATTTGAATACCAAGGAAAAGTGTTAAGGGAATTGAGAACCAGAGCTAATTACACAATGTTAGAGGTAGCAGAAAGAAGGGGCAAAACAAAATCATGGCTTTCAGAAATCGAAAATGGTAGAAAAAATGTCTACTTTGAAGATGCTAAATGGTTGTGTAATTTGTATGGTGTCTCACTACAACATTTAGCCGATTTAATAGATCAATACCAAAAATAATAAATGATAGATGATGATATAAATAATTTGCATTGTTTCAGTAGCACAAAACGTCCGCAACGAAACATGATAAACTTTAAGTGCCTGTAAATAGGCAACTGTATTTTCATCTCTCTCTATTTCATGGAAAGCACACTCTCTAAAGGGTGTGTTTTTCTTTTTGCAAACAAAAAAAGCACTAGAAATTAATCTAGTGCATTATCTTTATCCATTAATTTAGCAATTCCTTTATCGGCTTGAGGTAGCCAATGAGCATAAACACTCAATACAGTGCTTAGATTGTCTCCTAAGCGTTTTGCAACGTCATACAAGCTAAAATTAGAGTTTCCGTCTCTTACCATATTGCCAATCATGTAACTGGCACATGAGTGCCTTAAATCGTGTATACGAATAATAGGTATTTGTTCTTCATTGTTTTCATTTGCAAGTTTAATAGCTTCTCTCATCCTTGTTCTAACTGTCGTATTGCATACGGGCATATCTATACCGAACACAAATGATTTCTCAGGAACATCCAACATTTCTTTAAATTCTCTGTATTCATCCGATAAGAACTTGGGCATTGTAATTGTCCTATAGCTATTAGGAGTTTTTGGAGTTGTGATTTTATGCAAATCTTTTGACCATGTTTTTTTTAATCGCAATAGTATTGTTTTCTAAATCTACATCTTCCCAAGTCAAAGCCAATGTTTCACCAATTCTCATCCCCATATAAAATTGATTGTCGAATAGAAGATGATACAAAGGATTTTCAACATAATGAATAAATAGATTGAATTGTTCTAAAGTCCAATACTTCATTTCTGTTTTCTTTTCGTTTGGGTCTTTAACCAATTCTATCGGGGAACAAGGATTAGTTTCTAAATATCCTTTACGAACTGCAAACCGCATCATCTTATTGATTCTAGATAAATAATTCTTTGCAGTTTCATATCCTACGTTATTAATCATTAATTCCATTGCAACCTCTATATCGTTTGTTGTGATAGACTTTATGTTCACATCACCTAAAATATCAATCCATCTATTCAAAATTCTATTCTGATTAACCCATGAACTTTGCTTGATTCTTTTCTCTGTATAAGCTGCATAAACATTAAACAATCCTTCCAATGTAATATTCTTGTATGGGTCTTTAACGTTCTCTTTGAATATGATCTCAGCTTTTACTGCATCTTTCTTTTTTTGAAATCCACGTTTCTTGTATTGTCTATACTTCCCATTCTTCATTTTGTACGAACCATAGAAATACCACGTACTTGTTTTTTCATCTTTTTTTACTGCCATGTAATTTTCCCTCTTTCTTTAGATAACACTTAAATTTTATAAAAAACTAGTGAAAATAGGTGAAAAATAAGGCTATTTTATGCCAATATCATGCCATTAACATATATCATACTTTATATAAAGCAATTTTCTTTTTGTTGAATGATATTTATATGTTTCTAGCTCTTTATTTTTCTTTATTTTTTATTACTCTAGTTTATTTTATGTTCTCATATTTTCTCGTTTTTTACCACATTTTATTTCATTGAATCTAAAATAATATTCCATACGTTATGCCACGTGCTTTATGCCATTATGCCAAAACCATATATAAACAAAAAAGCCTCCCGCTTGGTAAGGAGACTCTTTTGCATAAAGTTATCTTAGAAAGGGTTGTGTCCATCCATGAAGAACACATCAATAATATATCATATAAATTTTAAGATTTGTTAAAAAACAAAAACCATACCTGGATGTGTTAGGTATGGAATCGTTTTTGTGACAGTTTATAAAAGGGGGAGCTTTTAGCAATTGTCACATTTTGTTGTTGTTTTCTAGTGCCGCCATGAGAAAATTGAAGATACAATCACACGTCTGCAATGTTATCTACACAAAAGAGAGATTCGGCCTTTATCACTCTTCTTTTTACTAGCAACATGATTATATCATGAACACAAATATTTTTATGCATAAAAAAAGAAGAATACGATTGTATTCCCCTAAGCATAGATATTATACCATATTATGGTATTGGTCGTATTGTGCACTCTACTAATCTATGTGCATATATTTTAACATAAAAAGCAAAGACCGTACAAACATCATACGGTCTAAGAAACTCATTCTACACTAGTAGACGAGTTATTTTATAATTGGCTATCTCGAGCTTGCGTGATATTTAAGGAGCAACATGGTTTCCATTTCCACCAATTATATTTTCGTGCACGATAGTTTACGACATATAAACCGATTTTTTGCAGTTTTTGTGCAAAATCTAGTGTTTCATGTCGCATTTCGTACATTATGTACGTTTATTTGAACAAATTAGCGATTTTTTCAACGATCTTTAGCAACAGTTCAATCAATTTATTAATCCCTGTCACATTGATTTTGTTTCCACTATCATCTTTAGAATCTGTATTTGGTTCATCTTTTTTGTTTTCTGAACCATTTTCGTCATTTTTATCGTCTGTTGATTCATCTTTCTTTGGATTTGACTTATAAAAATCAATATCATGGAAGATTATATCTTTGTCGATTGGATTAGCTGCATACTGATGAATAACACCTACACTAGATTGGTCAGATTGAATGTTACCATCATTCGTACCCCAATTTGCAATCCAAATAGGATATGTTGTTTCTACAAATGTTCCTAACCAACTAGTGCTAGTATAAACACCTGTATAATATCCTTTAGCACTCATATAGTCGCAGAACACTTTGCAAGAGAAAGAACATCTTTCTTTTGTTAAGACTCCAGCTTTCTTCTTGTAATTATCTGCATCTTCCATATCGAACCATACACCTAATTTAACATTTCTGTCTTTGATTAGATTGTATACATATTCTGCTTCTGCTCTAGCTTGACTATCATCTAACGCATAATCATAGCAGTACACACCATAAGGAATTTTTAACTGTTCACATTTATCTGCAAAGTATTCAAATTTCTTATCAGTGTATTCTCCGTAGGAAGCACGCAAGATAGCAAAGTCATATTTTGATAAATCAATATCTGAACTGTTATGTTCTGAAATATCAATTCCGTACCCCTTAACATTCTTAGTGTAATCTGTTGTAGTTGGCTTATAAGGCTCTGTAGAAGGCTTAGAAGGCTCTTTTGTATCTTCCTTAGTATTTGTATCAGGAGCACTAAATTTCGCCCACATTTGACTTCTATCCTCTGTAGCAGACACCGCAACAAAGAACTTTCTGTCTCCTTCTTTCCCTGCAACGTATCTATGTCCATTTGTAACGCACTTCCAATAATAACGAATCTTGTCTCCTGAGTTGCATTGTCCAAAGATTTCTCCACTTGGATTATCGTAATGCTTATGCACACCATCAACAATAAATTCAGCAATTCCATCTTCTTGTGTTAATTCAATATCTTTTGTTTCAGGAGCACTAATTGTGGCCCATGGTTCAACACCATATGATTCACTACCGCTAACTGCTGCAAAACATCTAACTCCATTTGTATGAATCCATGAAATCCATCTATGTCCAAGTCCTACCCATTTTTCTGTATAGACTTGCTTTTCGCCCTTTACAAATGTTCCATAAGAAGCACCTGTTGGAGTATCTCTATGAATAACGATTGCAGTATCATTTTCAAATGTTGCCATTCCATTTTCTTTAATCAATTGAGAAGCATCATATGTAGAAGCATTAGTATAGAATTTAGGTCTTAAATATCCCCAAATAGCTCCTTGATAGTTCAGTGGCCATAACATAGCTTTAGGGTTGCCTAGAACGTTCTGAGAGAGTGCTCTACCTTCCCAGTATATAAATATATGTCCGTATCTTGCATCACCGCCTACAGACACTCCCACGTCACCATTTTGGGGAGCACCTGTAACAACATCAAAA